GGGCCTCTTCTCGCTCGCATCACATCACCATTACCTCATCCAGCAACGACTTCCATAACTGACGTTTACCGTTGCCAGAATGGAACCAGATGCGGAATTGGGTATCGGTATTTCGTGTAAGCGCCTCTGCGGCCCAAAGCGCATCGTGGTAGGCGTCCAACCGGTCATAGAGCGGGACACCCTTAAAACGAATGACGGGAGACCAAAGATAGTACCAAGGCTTGACAACCTTAAACCTGAAATTCGGGTGGACGTAGATGATATGTTCCCAAATCCCGTCCGGTTTCTTTGTCTCAACCTCGAAGCATTCGTTGATGTTCATTGTTACTTCCGAATGGCATAAGGCCAGGAAAATCGTTTTGAATTTTACCGATTGCACACCCACAAAACAAGCCTGACGGGAAGCCCGAAAGCCAGGCAGGTGCCTATGGCTTTCCCGGCTTGAAGCAGAGCCTCTAGTATTGAGTCGAAGCCGAAAGGCCCCGGCCAAACAATCGACAAAAGCACCGCTGTAAACAAACCGATAACAAACGTGTTAACCCACCACTGAAAACTCATAAATTCCTCACTTCATTTCTGGCGACTTGATTTTGATGACTTGTTCCACTTCGTCACCCTTCTTGCTCGCCCAGTTCTTCGCACGTTGACACCATTCCATGCCAATGAGAGGCACCTTGGATCGGTAACTCTCAACTCCCTCTCTCACAACCTCCGTTATTATATTCATTAACTCGTGTTTATGAACGCATAAAATTTCGTCGTGAACATTAGCCACCATGATTCTCAGTGCATAGATGCCTGCCGGTTGCAAATCCCAAATTCGCCGCTGCACGTTTTTAGTAATCTGCGCGCCCGGCGATTGAATCTCATGGTTTGCCGCGGCCCGCATGTTTGCTGCCTGCATCGCAAAGGCAGCCCCGTAAAGGGCGCTGGCTACTGCACCCGCTGCTGTCTGCACTCGATCGCGCCGCATTACTTTGACTTTCGCTTCCTGCCATTTCTTCGGAGGCTTGCGAGCTAGCTTGAATAGCTCCCGGCAAATGTTATTCTCAAGCGTGAAGTAGCGGCGGAACCCCAGGAAGGTTTCGATGTACTCGGCAGGCTCAGCCCACACGACCGCCGTACCGATGCCCCCAGGCTGTCTCATCGAGCAGAAGTTATTGAAAGTCTTTTCTCGGGCTTTCTTAATGCCGGGATACTTTCTACAGAAATTCTCCTCTGCTTGTTGGGCAACATCCGATGGAATGTTAAACTTGTGGACTAATGTATTCCAATCACCGCCATAAATCATGCCGAAGACGCCTTGCTTACCTTTGCCATACATATCAAATTCTGTGTCGGCTGATTCAAGCACTTCTTGATAAGTTTTGCCCGGATACATCTCCATTCCGAAGAGCGCATGTATCTTCTTGCCGCTGCAAAGTGCTGCTCTCAAATTAGGGTCGTTATACACTGCATCGGCCAGTGTCACCTCGAAGGAGGCGAAATCACCGAGGCTTAGTACATAACCATCACCCGCTAACGGGAACATCTTTCGCACTTCTTTAGTGTGCTTGATGCCTTGCGGATTGAGCCCATCGGCACCCGCCATGCGCGAAGATAGTGTGCCGATAACCACAAATGAAGCGTGGAATTTCCCGGCACGCAATAGCTTGTTGTAAATCTCGACTTCCTTGGCGGCGATCTTCACATCTAGGACTTGTTCTGCCCGAAGGGCTGCCGGATGTTTGCCAGCTTTCAGGATACCACTGCCGCCACACCGTGAACAAGGGTTCTTGGTACAGCCACAGGGCTCATCATCTAAGATCATCCACTCCCTGACGGCTTCCATGTTGGATTTCTTGGTTGATTCCTCCAAGATAAGGGCTTCTATCTCATCCATGGCAGCCGTTACGTAAGCCCGGACTTCTCCGGCTTTGTTGACGTTTACCGGCGAGGCAGCTACTATAGCTTGCGCCTTTGCACGCAACGTCGTCATGCCGGGTATGTCGATTTTGAAGCCACGCCAACGGACGACTGCCACCATGCACGCCAGGATTGAATCATCATCCCCAGGCTCAGGATTACCAAAGTGATGGTCAAGAGCGCGCGTATAAACGATGTCATCATTGGCGTACTCGCGGGCGTCGGCTCTGGTTGCCCAATGCTCGATATGCTCGGCAATTATGGCAGGCCAGGCTTTGCCAATTAGTTTTTCACCGTCTCTTACTTCCCAATTCTTCTCGGGCGTCGATACAGCAAGCGCTGTCGGAGCAAAGCCATACTCATACGGGCGGCTCGCGGGTTCCACGTTTTTGTAGTGAAACTTCGGCTTGTAGCCAAGGGCGTGTTCGGCCAGGAACTTTAAGCCGCCGGCCGGATTGAACCGCAATACGACATCTTTGAAATCAGGATCAATCTCATCCCAGCGATCCTTGCGGTCGAAGACTTGCCATTTTGGCGCTCCTGGGTCTGCTGATTTGGCAAAATAGATATTATCTAACTGAACACGCTGCTCTAATTCTTTGGCGAGAGCATAGGCGAGCGCTGTTGGTACACGCTTGATACGAATATCTTCGCGAGCCATGAGGGATTGATACGGCCCCTTGCGGCTGTGCAGCATCAGGTCTAGGGCTGACACGGGCTTGACGCATGGACCTTCTTGCCCCCGTGGCTCAAGCATCGCGATCTCATTGATGTGCTCAGCGGGAATCCAGTCGGGATTACACAGCCGGAAGATTGTATAAATCTTAACCAGATGAAACCAGTCGAAACTCAGGTTAAAGCCGACAATGGTATTCTTACAGATTAGCTCGATAAGTGCAAGCGTCTCGTGAATCGGTCGCCGCCAGATTTCATGCAGTTGAATCGGGCCGTCATCGAAGGCATATTGCAGCAACACCGCCATGCCATGCAACCCACACGTCTCTGAGTCAATATAGACTTTCATTCTTTAATCAATCCTGCTCTGACCATCGCGGCTCTTGTCGTGTTGATCTTCTCCAGAGCGGCCTTCATTCCTTGGGCGTCTTGTTCGGCGGCACACTCGATATAAACCTCATACGCGAGTGCGAGGGTTTTCCAGGCTTCAAGTTGTTGGAAGATAGACATAAATGGGTTGGGCGGGAATTCCACCCGCCGACTACGGTAACCCGCCTCCCTTGTACCCGTCGTCTTGCACTGGACCGGCCTTCGCAAGGGCTAGGGGTAGTCGTACTGGACCTTAGCGGCAGGGTAGTTATTAGCACGCTGCCTCTCGCGCTCTTCTGCGCCTCCAACCCGAATAAGCAAGGGCTCCCGGAACAATACGTCACTATGCCCTTTGCCGGAGGGCAGTTACCGTTATACCTGGCAAGGAATCCTAGTCACCAGCGACGTAGTTATATAGGTTCAGCGTCACGCCATACGCATACCGGGAGACCCTGCACGGGCTCAAAATATCTCGTATTTCCACCCCTCACCTGAAATCGTTGCGGAGACCACGGGACCGCTGAGAAAGAAGCCGTTACGGAACCGAAGGTACATTTGCATCGTTCGACCAATCCATCTGTCAATGGTGACTGCTGAATCCAGAACGTAGACCCCGCGCATATACTGGCCGATTGTCGGCCGCTTTAGTTCCGGTGAAGTGCTACTAACCTCAATCAACCCTTCTTTTGGGGAGAGCACTTTTATCTCGAAAAGATGATTATTGGTCTCAACAATGATCTTTGTGCCCTCCTTCTGTTTCGTTATATCAATTCCAGGCTGGACTTTCAATGCCGCCAGGGCTTCTTCTCGCGTCGGTAGAGTTGGCATGTCCGTCATCTCCTAGATAGTCGTAAAAATTGAAGGCTGGCCTAGAAATCAAGACCGAATTCCTCCATGAAATCCTTATCCTTAACCTCTCCACACGCCCACGCAAGAGTACGAGGCCCTTCCGTCAGACCGATGTGCAACATATTCATGCTCATTTTTTGCATTGCGGCTTTGCTTTTACGTCGTTTGAAACTGCGCCTGCAATCATCACTATACCGAAGTTGCCTATGGTCTCTTTTTGCCGCGGCCACTTCTGTAACGATTTTCTTGGCAGTATATTCCATCTCCTCTGGCGTCTTTTTTTGAGCTATGGCTTCAATATTCACAGCCGAAAGCAAACCGGCCGCTGCCTGTTTCTGGACGCTTTCAGGCATCTTCAAAAGCCGTAATCGAATATGAATCCAACGAGATGGGCGCTTTAACTCCTTTTGGGCTATGTGCAAGGTTACTCCATTAGGATATAAGTTTTGTATGCCTTGCGCCTCTTGAAAGATGTTTAAATCCTTTCGTTCCAAATTCTCAATATAGTTCAGCAGATGGGCTTGGTGTTCAGTGAGACCTTTATGAATTCGAGCAGGAATTGTTTTCCACTTGAGAATGACATCAACCGCTCGAAAGCGGCGGTATCCAGTAAGCAGACGGTACTTGAAGGGAGGCGGCAAACCACCGGTGTCAGTGACGGGTTGGACATCGACAGGGTAGAGAAGGCCGTTGAGTTTAATGTTGGCAGCCAAATCACTCAGCGACTCGACGGTAAATTGCCCACGGCAATTAAACTCGTAATCAAAGTAAATATCACCTACTTGAATATCGTAGGTATCATACTGACGGAGACGTTCCACTGGTCATTCTCCCAAGACAACAGTGTTCGCGATTGGATAATCGAGCCAATCGAAGATTCGTACCTCGCCGCCAGTAATCCAGATGAAACTGTTAGGTTTCACAGTACACCAAGACCCGGAGTTGTAATACCAGTTGCCGATCTGACCCGGCGTGTGCGTATGTCCGGCGACCACCATATCGCATTCGTCATTGTCAACAGCCACCTTGAGGCCCTGCATCAATTCCAGGTCACGGGGCTTCTTGCCCCAGAATCTCTCGTGGAATGTGACCATCTTTTCGAGGCCGCCGACAAATAGCTCTTCGATGCCCTTGCCGTGCCACACAGGGCCGCCATTCTTCTCTTCCATCTGAGCAGTAATGATTGCTAGGATATGACCCATGCCGGGCATATCATTGGCACAGTAGGCATCAGCTTCGTGGCCGTGCATGATCTTGATTCGCTTGCCACAATCATTAAGAATGAAGGGCAGCGACATTTTTTTGAAGATTGGATGTGTCAGATGATCGGTGCCGATGAAATACCGCAGATCACAGTCGTGGTTGCCGAGCACATAGACGGCACCCATAGCAGCAAGGCGATCCAGCAGCTTTGCATAGTGCATCATCGCCTTGCTAAAGTTGCCCCGCCATAGATCAAGCAAATCACCGGCAATAATTAAATGGCCGGAATGCTCCTCGACAAAATCAAGAAAGGAATTGAAGTGTGGCAGGCGGTCACCCCAGGCGAATGGGTCGCGAGGGCCGCCGTCTACCAAGTGTAAATCTGAGATTACGTATGTATTGATCATAAAACCTCCAAGAGCCGGAGGAGGGATTTGAACCCCCGCACATCGGTTTACAAAACCGTTGATCTACCAACTGAACTACTCCGGCAAGTGCCGATGCACTAGAGCATCGGCTAAATAACTAGGTAAGGTATGCTCCATTAGTACCAACATAAGCTGGTGGTGAATAAGTTGGCGCTCCTGTCGAGACAACCGCAGAGCAAACATCAATCCAAATTAGGCTGACCTGAAGACTACACATGCAGTCCTCCCTTTCTAGCTAATTGATTCTCCCCGCCTGACTGCCGCGATTACGATTCAGCGGCACTTGCTGCCGTTGTGCTTTGAATTCCACGTTCGTCTCGCGCTGAGCGCGTTTGAAAGCATTACGCCCGAACCGCTTCCGCAGATTCTCAAGCGTCTTTGATAGTTGGTTTGTTGTTTTTTTTGCCATGTGTCACCTCCAGACTCCGGGGGCAGGACTCGAACCTGCGACCCAGTGATTAACAGTCACTTGCGCTACCGACTACGCCACCCCGGATCAATACTACTCGGGCTGACCGCCTTCGGTCTCCCAAGTGTCAGTGTCGTCTTCCTCATCTTCCTCGTCATCCAAGTCGTCGTCCCACTCATCGTCATCATCGTCATCCCAGCTATGGTTCCAACCTTCGTCGTCACCCCAGTCTTCTTTGGTGTCCCAGTCGTCGTCATCCCAGTCATCATCCCAATCTTCGTCCCAGTTTTCATCGTCGTCGCGATCCTCGTCATCGGCGACTGCGGTGCCAGCATAAATCAATTCGTCAAATTCAGTAAACATGATAAGGCTCCAGGGTTAAAGGAATGGAGGCGGCGGGAATCGAACCCGCGTCCCACGACATTTCCGTATGGATTTACTACGTTCATTTGCCGGTTGTTGATCTCATCACAATGAACCGAACCGACCTGAATCTATTGTGACCAGTCGATGTGATTTAATCCAGGCTACTCGACGCTTACCCGGACTATTCGGATTTACAGCCGGTAGTCGAGTCTCTCCGACTAAGACTCTCAACCGGTGGCGGTACTAGGCCGCCATGGCCATTGGAGTGGCACTTAGGTTTTGGTCGGCTTTTTACGCGGCCCGCTGACCAACCGCGAAACGCAATCCATACTTCAACCTGTCGGGTCGAATCCAATTCACCCCCGCAAATCGTCAAAACACCACGGTAGCTTCTCAATGAAGCGGTCTAACACTTGTTGAGTCAAACTCCGAATCTGTTGTTGTGCTCGCGGATTTAATGCCCGTTCGTGAAACACGTTCCGCCAGCTTCGGAGATTCATAGTAGTCACAATCTCCGTCTTAGTCGCACCAGGCAGCACGCTTGCAGCCTCCTCTGCTGGTATGCCTTCTTTTCGTTCAGCTATATATTCCGCGTAGCTCTGTCCGATAACATAGAGCCAACATCGTTGTCGCAATGATAATCCAAATGGGAGATGGTTTATATCATAATCGCCAACTTGAATCGCAATACATGGTGGTGCTATTACTTGTAAGCCGAGTCTTGCATAGTCACAGAATCGCTGGCTTTCCTGTAGGTAACTGGCAATTCGGTGTCGAACAAGCTGATGGGAACATCGCCGGTCGCAAATAAATCGCACGGTAACGTAGGCATGTTCAAAGATACCTTGATGATTGCGGTGCCGTCGAAGGAAAGGATCAGCCGTTCCAGGTTCAATTTTTCCTTCAGACTTATAGCAAGTTCGCGCCAGCCTTTCCAAAAGCTCCGGGAAGCCGTCAAGCGGAGTTTCAAACACGACGCTAGGTTCTATAACTTCAATTATCATAATCCACAAGTCCCGCCATGTGCCGTTAGGGAACAGACATCGTGAGTTTGCATGGCGTCTTCAAACTCGATGCCAAGATTCGCTTTTGCCTCTTTGTATGGAACCGGTGTAAGTGGTTGACCGCCGCGAGCGCCTTCTGGATATACGGTAAAGCCGCGCAGCTTTGATGCATATTTTGCCAGCATGTTGGCAAAATCTTTCACTGTATCAGGATTATTATGGTGGCTTCCCCATCTCGGCAAGTTAATCGTGCTGCTTATAGCTTGATCGACATACGCTTGAACTTCAGCCTGAAAACGAATTCGACTTTCATAGTCTTTCGTCAAGCCGATGGCGTTCTCAATCTTGTCGGAATCAAGACCATATCTGTCAATTAGCTCTTGAGCGGCAGCATCGATGACATATTGATAATGCCATTTTGTCCCGGCTCGCAAGTATCGACGCTTATAGGCGACGGCATAAACTGGTTCAATACCGGTACTGGTCCCCGCCAAAATTCCAATGGTCCCCACGGGTGCTATTGCGCGTCGAGCCTTAGACCGGCTTATGCTTAACTTATCGCAAAAATCAAAGGCAGCCTGGTCGCTGACATGCTGATAAAGATGGAGCCAAGTATGCAATTCTGGCACGACCTCATATCGGTAGCCACGTTTCAATAGCCATTCGTGAAGACCCATCAACCCCAGTCCAATGCGGCGATTTTTTGCTCGCACCCCTTCAATTAAAGGATATGGTACGTGGGCTCGAAGTGTTCCGCAAATAAGAAACTGAGTCGCTAAAGTAATGGCATCACGCAACTCGTCCAGTGTATTGATTCGACTCAGATTCAATGAACCGAGATTACAAACATCAGAATCATCTTCGCTACAGAACTCGCCGCAGGCGTTACGAAGTGTTTCTCTTACATGCTCAAAAAAGTTAAATGAGAACCCCGGCTCTCCAGTCGATAGTGCTTGTTCGACATTCTTTATGAAAGTCTCCCCCAACTCGCCCGTCCGATAGTAATTCATCAACCATTCAGTGTCGTAATTCACTGATAGATTCGTCATATCGAGAGGAGCAGGCCAATTAAAATCAGCTACCTTGAGATCGGACAGCATCAATTTCATACCTGGCACCGGCATTTCATGCCAGTTTTTAGCCTTGAGAAATTGAAATATGTCGCCGTGCCGCCAACTCAAACTTGCATACATAGCGCTGCGTCGATCACCGCCTTGCATCACGTTTCGGCCAATCTCATTGATCATCATCATCTTTGGAATCGTACCGCTAGCAACACCACCCGTGCTTGCTAATCTATTGCCTGACGGCCGGTAGACTGAATAATCAACACCAATACCGCCGCCTGTAAGCAGACAAGATTCCGCTTTCCAACTGAGATTAGCCCAATCCTCTCGCGTATCCTCCAAGGCGCGAAGACAGAAACAGTTGCAAAAGTATTTCTTTGGTCTGCCTGCATAGTAGAGATAACGGCCGCCGGGGATAAATTTCAGGTCTCGAATCAAACCAGTCAATGCCCAACGCTCTTCTGTTGATAGCAACTCTGGACTGTTGTTGTCGGGGCCGCACACGTCTGCTACCAGAACATTTGCTAATTTCTCCCACGTCTCACAGCCCGAGTGAGCATATTTCTGATCGAAGATATTTTCACTAAACTTGCTTCGGAACATTGGATTACGTTCACTCTTGAACATGATTCAACTCCTTAAAAAGCAAGCTAGGTTGAATATCACTATTGTCTTGATACTTGCTGGTGTAGGTACTAAAACTACCGCGTATATCATGGTAGAAAATTTGACAAATCCCTACGCCAGCATAAATACGAATTGGTTGCACGGCTATCATTTCAAGCGTCCAATAGCCGCAAAACCCCACATCTCCAAATCCAGCAGTCACATGAATGAAAAGTCCCAGCCGACCGATAGACGACCGACCTTCAATCATAGGCACGTAGCCATGTGTTTCAGTTCTCTCAATTGTTCTTCCTAAGTAGAGGCGATAAGGTTGCAATATCAACCCCTCATCAGGAATCGTTAGATATTTGAATCTATTCGGACGACGCATATCGAGAACGATTTCATCGTAAACCAATAGCTTATTGTGCAGAGTCAGGTTATAGCTATTAGGATTTAGACGGTCCTCCTCGAAAGGATCAATGATAATGTTCCTTCCTAACTGACTACGAATTTCATTACCAGAAAGTATCATATACTCTATCAGGTGCTGACGAGCCGCTTGAGTGTCAGGGCTTCTCAATCTCCAAGCTGTCAAAAGCGATTGTTCGCATATCTTCCAGGTGGGACCGTACAGCCGACAACATGCCAGCCGTACCTACTTCCTTCGGTCGAAAGCCAGCCGCCCAAAGGTCTTCGAGAAGTTCCTGAGCCTCGTCACGGTAAAGCGTAAAAGTCGTCTCAACTGCTTTTCCCTCGGGGGTTTTATAGTCGAAGACTATACTGCCTGTACCAAGTGGTCGATCATCTCAATAATGGCGCAGGTAGATTGAAATCCGGTCGCCGCCTTCCCAAGAGTTTGTATGGGCATTGGCCCGGATAAAGTTGTAGCCGTCAAGCTGCCGAAGATCTCTCACTTTTTCCTCCGTAGTAATTAACAAGTAGAAACAATATCTCTGAGTCACTTGAACTTTCAAGTTTGAAAACGCTCGTATCTGTGAAAGCCAGAGACTCAACATAGCGAACCATTTTAGGCGCAAATATAGTAGTCATCTGACGGTCAATAGTACGCCATTGACCGTCTAATGGGCCACCGACAAAAACCGCTGTTTTGAAACCGTTGCGACTCATAGTTCAGGTTTCTTTCCAGTGCTTCTTGCGACCGCCAATCCCTGTCGAATGGCTTTCTTCTTGGCGGCCATCATACTCTGCTTATTGCCTGGCGTATAAGGATATTTGGCTCCCGTCTTCCCCCACTGCCACGCAGGGCGACCGTCTTTCGTTGCACGATGGATCGGCATTCTCAACCCTCCAAAAAGCGGATCAACTCTTTCAAGCTGAAACTAAGTTCATCGTCCGTGTTTAGTGTAATTGTCGCGCGAGGAATCCTGATGGTTAGGTTCTCTCCCTCCCTCTTCAATTTCGACACCTTGAACTTGGCGATCAATTCATCATCACGCCAATGCTCGACTGTAAAAGTAGCCATAGCAACCTCCTCATTGCAGCGGGCCGACCTCTCTCCCTCCGTCGATAAGATACCGCTTAGGACCAGACTTTTCACCGTCATGGCGAAGTTTAATGTTGAGACGCCACGAGAGACCGTTCTTTTCGTGGACACCATGGAGCCACTGGGCCGGCTCCCGATAGCCGCTAAGGACGTTGTAACTGAACGGATCGGTGCCAATCCACGCACCGTTAATCAGCAATTCACCGTCGATGTCCGACAGTGTAGCGGCGACATGATGATGCCCCATGCAAAAGTAGCGAACGCGCGAGGTTCCCGATGCAGCACCTAGAGCAATCAAACCCTTCTGGCGACGAACCATACCGTACCACGGAATTGAAAGATTCGAGCGAACATCATCGCCGTGGGAGATGTTGAAGCCGATACCATTGATATTGATATTCGCGCTCCAGGCATCAGGAATCGAAAAGCAAACATTTGAAATATCGCGGCAATGAAGCCGAGCAATCTCCGCAACTAAGTAATCCCAATTCTCATGTGCGCCGTAGTAATCCTTCTTCGGCGTCCGGCGTCCATGGTTGCCTGCCAGATACAGAACATTGACATGCCGAAAGTATGGTGAAAGGTCACGATACATCAAAGCATGTAGCTGCCCGATTGCCAGGCAGTTCTTGAACTGGTTCCGGTAATATGACCGCTGTACGGCATTGTGGATTTCACCACTAGTAAAGTCGCCGTAAGCCAGCACATTGAGAACGGGAAATTTGAACTTCGAGGCCATCGTGTCTTGTGTCCACTCGATGACTGACTGGACCAATCTCTCGGCGCGGGCACAACTAATCGGGAAATTATACTCCTCCAAGCCGCCAACTTCCTCGGGCCTAACGATTTGATCGTGGTGCCCATCCGACAAGTGCAACACGCATTCCTCGGTAATTTGGGCCTTGCGCCGGTACTCGAATACATTAGGCAATGAGGTGAAGGGCTTGATTCGGCTGTCCATTTCATTGACAACGGCTTTGAATAGGCCGGCGATTTTAGCACCAGCCTTGACCTTCATCCGTTCTCGATTTCGTTCCTCCGTGAGGTGGACAATCTCGCCCTCCAACTCTAAGATGCGCTGGTTAGTCGGATCGTAGTCGAGTGACTTGTGCTGGCCGCCTTGTGGCTTAGGTGCTGGTTGAACCCCTGGCCAGGGAATACTGGCATGGCTCCGGCCCGTAGCAATGTCGCTCACAGTAGATCGGCTAATACCACGTTTCTTTGCTATCTCCGGCTGCGATAGGCCGGCTATAATATCCGTTTTGATAGCTGTGACTTTGTTATCGGTTAGCTTCATGATGCATCCTAACTAAAAGAAGTCTGACGTCCCGAAGGGCGTCAGACGCCGGTAGCACGACCTCAGTAAGGTCGAAGAGACTTGAGAAGGTCTTTGATAACCCTGACTGTATCAGGAGATCGGCTGGCAGTCGGTTCAGCCGAATAGATACCACCCTCTTCAACAGGAATGGCTTCGATCTCTTTCATGTTGGGTACTTCCACTGTGGGATCAATAGCCCACTCAACTTTCACCTCCTTTGCCCAAGCATGAATACGACGCACCGGCACGATGAAATTGAAGCCTTGAAGCTGCATGACTCCTTGAGTCAACATGCCAACATAGTCACCAGTTTTCTTCTCAAAGATACCGCCGCCCGATGACCCAGGGAATGCAACCGCCGTAACCTGATCGAAAGTCTTGGCATTGGCTCCGCGCATCTCCAGGATTCGACCGACCTGACTCAAGACGCCTTCCGTATAGCTATTGGCACCAAACTGACCGAGCAAACTGCCGCAATGACTCAACTCGACGCCGATAGCAGGAATATAATTCAACTGGGTCTTGAACTTCGCGGATAGAGACAGGGGATTCGCGTCCAAACGCCGGACCATCAATAGGGCCAGGTCTTCACCGTAGTCGGCATCGCTATACTTGATAACCTTGCATTCCAACTTTGTCTCACCGACGCGCCGACCGTCTTGTTGAAATTCCTGAACTATTTGTGCATCGCGAAACTCCACCAGCACGCGGGTTTCCCCGGCAGCGGTGATGATCTTGCGGACGTTACGAAGGTTCTCGACGACGTGCCCGGCTGTCCAAATGAAAGATACAGTGTGATTACCAACTTGTCGCGTGACGATGGTGCCCGAGCCCTGGTACGGATCGGCCTTGATGGTGACGCTCACTTGCTGCAATTCATCGGGAATACTGGCGACCGCAGGAATGGCCAACAAAAGAACAAGAAACAAACAAACCAGACGCTTCATGATAGCGACTCCAAGGGAAAGGGGACAAACAAAGCTAAATTGTGCAGACTTGCTCGACTTCGATCATCGTTTCAAACTCTGGCACAAAACGACGTAACAACGATTCATAAATGCAATCCTTCACAGTCTCAGGATCGACCGATGTTATCAAAGTAACACACGCCACCCAACACTCCTCCATGTTGTTATACTCGAAACTCAACTCCTCTAAAGACTCGACCCAAGCCGACCCACGAACACAAGGTAGCAATCGATATTGATAAGGGGTTTCTTTCCAAACGCCTTTATAGAGTCGAATTTCAAAGTTGTAACAATCAAGATCAGGCTGCCAGATCATGTTCGATATTCCTCAAACTGGCCTTCTTCCGTGGCAGCATCATTCCAGTCAACACCCTCCAGAATCTCACCCATCGTCATCAGTTCCAACTTGCGGTTGTCTTTAATTACATCGAGTACGCGCTGATCAGTAGGCAGGTGGATCAAATCAACAATCTCACAACCGAGATTCAGGTCCATGCCCTTTCTATGAACACGACCCTCGCTTTGGATTCGGAACTCCGGCTTCCAAGTGTTTGACCAATAAACCGCCATGCGCGATTCCGTCAGCGTCAAACTCATGCCGCCTGACTCCGGGTTCGCAACGAAAGCAACATGCTGATGCCTTTCAAGATCAGCCCAAAAATCCAGAGGCTCTTCTTCGACAAATGAGCCATTTTGAGTCAGAATTTGAAAATTCCCCTCATCACATCGTACCACGTCCCACTTCTCTTTTAGAATGAGCCGACAGATGCGATCAACACTGCCCGTGAAACCCGCAAAGATTACGATGCGCCCTCTCTCCTCGCACTCATCGAGCAACATCTTCAAGGCGGGTTCCTTCGGGCATGGAACCTCTCGTGTATTACGGACGATCTTATCCATCTCTCCAGACCCACCACAACTCGGACAGGTGATAGTGCGTTTCAACAACCGCTCTATAACATCATCCGGGAGTAAAGTAATGTCTTGAAAGACACGATCCTCTTCATCCGGCAGATACCATTCATCCACCGTGCCATCTTTGCAAAGTGTGCATTTGGTTTTGCCATCAACACCTTTTACATAGATAAAGCCGTCACTTAGCTCTCGCATAAGAGTCATGCCAGTAATGGCATTCGGCGCGCTAGCCGCTAAGGCTTGAGCCGTCCGCAAGGTGCTGGCTGTCGGCTTGCAAACAATCCTGCGGTATCTCTTCTCTGGCAGAGCAATGCAGTCTTTCAAGTGCTTGACTACCACAAGACCATTCAGACGTTCATAGAGGTAGGAGACCTCATTCTTGCTTGGCTTAAATGGATGATATTCGTCCGGGTTTGTAATGCCGTCCAACGTGTGTGGACCAATTTCTCGAAACGCCCCGCACACATCACACTTTCGTTCATCGTCTTTCCAGCCAACGCGCTTCTTAAACTTAGCAGTGTCGAATTCTTGATCGACCATAAATGCTAGTCGCTGTTCCAGTGTTTTAGGACTGCCCTCACGAAGAAAACCAGGCCATGCAATTTCCGCCGGACTCCACCAGTCTACAGGGGTCTTTGGGGCTGGCGTGCCAGACATCTCGATGACAAAACCGGCATAGCCCCACTGGGCTCGAATCATATCGGCCAGCTTTTGTACAGCGTGCGACCGCTGACTAGTGCTGGTTTTCAACCGTGAGCACTCGTCACAAATCAAACCTTGAGGCGGGAGTTGACCTTTCGGCCAACTGTCTACCAGAGTCTTGAGCCCTTCATACGTGAAAAACTGGACGTTGAACTTGTGCGAGGGGAAACCCCACAAGCGAAATTCACGCTGGATGTTCGGGAGACTTGTCTTTGGGCCAACCCAGTACCATTCAGCAATGCCAGAATTTTCAATCACCATCTGGGCTGACAGAGTTTTGCCACAGTTATGGACGATAATTCCGTTGGCGACAAAATTATGGTGTGGATCATCACAAATGATGTCGTAAACATCTGTTTCTCCGTCAGGAGTAACAGAGACTATAGTATCAAACTTAGGAACAAAACAAACTAACCCACCCTTACTACTTCGGCCGCCGTCCATATTACGGTAAGTATCTATCTTACCGTGTAAGGCTGCATGTTCACTAGCACCTTTAAGCAATACTTCTAAATTCTCAGGGCGATTGTCATGTTTAACACCGTTCTTATGATGAACTACTTCATCCTGAAAAATGTCTCTTCCCAACATTTTCTCAGCCACAAGAATATGTTCGTAAATCCCGCCTGTTGTTTCACGGTGATGCCGAATACCATGTACTCGAACATACCCATCTTTGTCAACTATCAGACCGTTAGTAAGAACAAACCCACCCGCGACTAAATTATCGGCCCGTATAAATAAGTCATAATCAACGCAAATCTCATGGTCTGCCGTGACTCGAATACATTTGCCAGAGGCCAGTAGTAAACGTACAACTGGCTTACGCCCTTTCGCGAGAACCTTCCAAACACGATTCAGTCGTAATGATTTTCCACAAAGAGAGCGAATATAAGTTGGAACAGATAAATCCCAGACACGTCCTCGTGTGTGACCTCCATTAAACTTAAAATAAAGATCAGAAAGTTTTATCGTGAAACCTTTACCAGCACGATTCACATGTACGATTGCATCACCATCAACACAACCCATTTCTGCCGCCCAAATCTGATAATGGTACGTCAAGCCAGAATCGGCCATGTCCACCTGGTGGGGCATCAATTCTTCCGGCTTGCCGGCGCGAGTCAGGTTGCGATAGACGTGCCTGATTAGTTCTCGATCAAACCAAACGTAGGCAACCTTACCTTGCAATATATCAAGCTGAAAATTGTTTCGCTGGCAATCATCAATCGACCACTGCTTCAAAGGATTCTCTTCATCGTAGCCGTGCCACTTTGAGCCCTTCATAGCCTTGATTTCGTGCCGCAGCTTATAGTCAGACTTGACAAAAAAGATGCGGCCGTCACGCCGTTCAATGACCGCAGGCAAACGAATAGGGCGTCCGCTACTGGTCGTTATTTCGAGTTTAATTGTTTCCAACGACATTTTAACCTCTACCTTATAGTCGTAAAAATAGAGGCATGGCCGGTAATTTTCTAACGATTTCGCCGATCTTCCAGATAAAATGTCTGGTCCCGATCCGACTGTGGCTGCGAATCTGTCCAGATATTCAGACTGGCTAACTCGAAAAGACTATACAGCTTATTGAAACAAGCCCGTGCCGAAGGCACAACAACAGGTGCATTACCCATTTTGATGGCTTCCTTCCACTGAGCCAGCGTACCAGTAATGACAGCAAGCCGAACGTGGCAGGTTTCAGTCTCAACTTGAATAAATGACATGCCGGAACAGCATTGAAGAATATCGAGCATATCCTCCTCTTCTGCCGCTACCAAAGCACTAAAACTAGCGTGAGAAAGCAATCCAGACGGCAATCCGGCAGGGGCATTTGGATCGCGTAAAGCCGCCAAACAACTCAGAAACTTCTCTGTATCTGACAGCTTCTTGTGGCTGGCATCCGATGATTGTGATAGGCTATAGCCCAACATATTACTGGCAAGACCGAGAAAGGTATTGAAGTCGAAGGTGGGGCTACTAATGAGTCTGGCATCTGCTTTCATAAGAACTCCAAAACGCCCGCAGGCGGTGCCTGCGGGCAACGAACTACTAATCAACGGGCTCGACGTTTCTTGCCCTCGGGCTCCTTGACGATCTCGACTTCATCACCCTTGCACGCGAGGAACCGACCGATCTCCGCGACGATCTTATCCTCGGCCGGCAGCTTGAGCCAGGGGGTACTACACTTCGACACAACCGGAACGTGCCACGAATATGCACCCTTTTCTACCAGTCGGCTCTTGAGTGTCATTGCCAGTGGACCGTGTGCCTCCAAATCGGAGACATCGTTTCCAGCGGAGCGCTGTCGCTCGATGTCGGCATCAGACAGAGGGCAGAACGGATAAATCTTCTTGGCTTCATTCCTCATGCTCTTGGTGCCGCAGAAGAACTCCAGGAAGCGGCCTTCCTTCTTCTCGATCACAAGGAAAGAAGGTCCATACATGCAATGGCTTTCCTTCTCCAAGGAAGCTGATGCAATCCGTTTGAATTCTTCATTGTCGGGATCATAGCTGGTGATGATCGCCTCAATGTCGGTCAAGTCGATGGCCTTGGGCCGGCGGGCAAACGGAAGAAGATCAACAACACTGCCAAGATCAACCAACTCATCTTCATTGATTGGAATACCGTAATTACCCGGCTTGATGAGTCCCTTGTTGATGGCCTTGCCCTTGGTATAGAGTTGCAAACGAGCCAGGAACTCGCTGCTCTTGGCAAGTTCCATAAACTGCTCATCGGTGCCGATCTGCGTGATTGGAAGTTGGGATAGATTGACGGGAACTAAACTGGTTTCGGACATAGTAAACCTCAAAAGTAAAAGGAAAGGAAAGAAACTCAGGACTCAATTACATCGGACGCCTCCTTCTTGAAAGTCTTTTTCGCTCGTCTCAGAAATTTTGCTCGCTGCTCTGCAACGCTTTTCTTATCAAGGCTTATAATCCAAGTCAAACATGCATTCCAGCCATTTAGTGCAGTTTTTGCGTTTGATAGTAAAATTGGCGCTGCCACAGGATCATCGCGCTCACGCAAAATATCTTTCAGGCTGCGCAAGTACGGATTCGGTTTGAAATCCTCGGCAAAAAGTCTATCCAACCTGCCCTGTCGGCATCCCTCACGTTGCTCCTTGATAATCGGTATGACCTCTGCTTTGAATTTCTCGAAAGCGGCTACTTTCGCAAGATCAACAAAATCCTTTTGTTGCTTCCAAAAAACACGCGACAGGAGGTAGGCAGAATTTAATGGAATCTCGCCCCTATCAACCATCTTCCGAATTTCCGGCAACAATCGAAGTAAGCCTAATTGGTCATGAATCCATTTTGGGCTCTTATGAATCAGGCCGTGTAAACGCGCTACCGTAAGAGTCGGATTCAGATTCATAAGCTGCTTGATATGTCGAGCGTACTCGATTGGCTGGGTTTCCAGACGAATTGAATTGGCTTGAATCTGCATTGTCAATACCTGCTCATCCGTCAATTCTTGGATCGTGCAGGGAATCGTAGGCAGTCCCAAATCGACACTGGCTGCGTACCGCCGCATTCCATCGGCTACTTCAAACGTACCTGGAGGGGGAACAGCTCGCACACAAATTGAATTCAACACCCCATGTGCCGCAATCGAGTCTTTCAACTCCATGTATTCAAGTGACTCCTTATTTACTAGGCGCAAAAGCAGCCTAGTCTCACGAATATCGGTCAGAGGAATATCGCGTGTTTCTGGCATAAAACCTACAATCCGGTGTCACATATAGGGAAGGCTTGGTAGAAGTAATTTTCCAGAAGAAAACATGAAAAAATAAGGCTCACAGGCATTCCTTTTACTAGCGGCCGAAATAGGCCGCCAATCGAAAAAGCGTGTAAACGCACTAAGGAGCAGCATGACAGTCACAGAGGCCATCAAAGTTTTCCTTGAAAAGACTAAACTTTCGGCCAACGCCGATCTCATTGCGCGCTGGTCACCCGCCATGGAATGTCAGATCAACGTAGCTGCTGGCGAAGGTGAGCCAGTCGAGGGAAGACGGTCTACCTGGACTGATGGCATCAATACTTGGTGGTCAATTAGAATACCGAAAAATGCTAATGCCGAGCCATCGTGGCAGGATTATGAACTGACATTTCCTTTTGAGCTTCATGCCGAAGGCATAGGTCTAACCGGTTGGAACTGGCAAGATCGCAAATCTCTTTGGGTGGCTTTCGACGTGGATTCATTGGTATCCCACGCCAAGGGCATCGGTATTACCGACGAGGAATTGGAGAAAGTCAAGCAGGCCACCAGCGCCCTGCCCTACGTTGAAACTCGCAAAAGCACTGGCGGCGGCGGCTTACACCTCTATGTCTATTTAGACGGCATCCCAACAGCAAACCACACGGAACACGCTGCCCTAGCCCGCTGCATCCTTGGTATGATGTCTAATGAGACGGGGTTTGATTTCGCCAGTCAGATTGACGCCTGCGGCAGTATCATGTGGTTCTGGGCACGAAAAATGACGACTGAGAATCATGGACTCGAAATTCTCAAACCATCAACCAAGATTCTCTCAATCAGTGATTTGCCTGCGAACTGGCGCGATCATATCGAGGTCGTGACCAAGAAACGCTCGAAGGTTCGGGTCAACGAAGTCGCTGACGACGGAATGGACGAGTTTGAACGACTAGCTTCCAGTCGTAAAATCATCCCGCTCGATGATTCACACAAAGCCCAGGTCGAAGCCTTGATGCGCTCCGGCTTCACAACACTCTGGATTACTGACCATCACCTTCTCCAGACCCATACCTGCGCTCTCAGGAAGATAATGGCCGATAAGGAATTGAAACTCATCGGCTACTTCGAGACTATCAGTGAGGGCAAAGACCCAGGCACCCCAAATGCCTTTCTCTTCCCGTTGCTCAACGGTGGTTGGAAGGTCTACCGCTTCTCTCCCGGTATCACTGAAGCACCATCCTGGACCCAGGACGGCGCTGGTTGGACGACAACATTCTTCAACAGACAACCCGATCTCGGGATTGCCGCCAAAGCCTACGGTGGCGTTGAGGATGCGGATAAAGTCGGTCAATATGTCTTCGAGGAAATGAGTCAAGCAATAAAGGCTGCTGCCACTCTTGGGCAAGAAATCAACCCTATCAATGACATGGATCGTGAAACCCGACTCAAGACAACTAAAGACGGGCGTTTGACAATGGAAATCACAAAAAAGGATGAAGATGAGAAAATGCCCGGCTGGCTTGAGAAGAAAAACAAATGGATTCGTATTTTTGACGTGAAACTTGATACCAAGAAAAATGAAGAACTTGGTTTTAATGCGTATGACAATCTTATCCGGGAGTTAATAGCCCAGTCAAGGGAGACTGCTGGATGGGTTATCTTCAAAGATGGTGTCTGGGTACATGAGCCAATCAACCACGTCAAACTACTCCTCCAAAATCTCGGCAACGACAAAGGCGAGGCTGAGAATATCATGGGTGGAATTGTCAATAAATCCTGGCGGCTTGTCGATTTACCCTTCCATGAAGAGTATCCTGGCGGCCGACAATGGAATAAAGACGCGGCCCAGCTAAAAATCCAGCCAGCCAATCTCGAAGATGATGAAAAGCCCAGCCATCCACACTGGGACAAGATTCTCAATCACGTCGGCCAAGAGTTGAACGCCGCTCTTCGAGATTCACCATGGGCGCAACGAGCCGGGATTAAGACTGGTGCCGACTATCTACTGGCTTGGATTGCTTCTGTCATTAAATATCCCTTCGAGCCTCTGCCCTATTTGTTCTTATGGGGTCCAGAGGATAGTGGAAAGTCTATCTTCCACGAGGCCATTAGTGAGTGCTTATTTACTAGAGGCTGTGTTTTTGCCGATCGCGCGCTCACCAGTTCCAATGACTTCAACGGTGAGTTGGCAAATTGCATCGTTGCAGTTATAGAGGAAAAGGATATTTCCAAAGCAAAGGGAGCACACAACAAAATCAAATCGTGGGTGACGGCCAGAAAACTTTCAATACGTCGGATGCGTACCGATGCTTATGAGAAGCCCAACACGACCCACTGGATACAGTGTGCCAATCATCGTCAAAACTGTCCAATCTTTCCTGGAGATACGCGCATCACCGTGCTGCACGTCCCCGATCTCATGGAGATGATTCCCAAGAAGACTCTAATGCCCCGCCTCATAGACGAGACACCACACTTCTTATATACGCTGATGAATACTCTCCTGCCTGAGCCTTCCGACAGATTGAACATACCAGTTGTTGTTACTGAAAGCAAAACCCTTAGCGAAGAGGCAAATCGGTCAGTGCTTCAACAATTCATCGATGACTCTTGCCAAGATGCCCCCGGTGTTCTCACTCTTTTTCGTGATTTCTTCAACACTTTCTACGAATCGCTCACTATCAATGAAAAAGACGAGTGGACAACAAGCCGGGTACTTCGCGAACTGCCGCCGAACCATGCAATCAGCAATGAGAATGGCAACAAGTATGTAACTAACCTCACGCTTCCTGGAGATTAAAATGATTATTGGTTTAGGTCATTACTCTCGCACTGGTAAGGATTCATTTGCCAACTACTTTGTCGAGTGCATGAAGAAACACGGCGGCGTTCGCGTACTCAAGCAATCGTTTGCATGGAAATTGAAACAGATAACCTATGAACTCTATGCGTGGGCTGGCATGAAGCCGCCAGAACACTATGATACCAAGGAGGGCGAGAAGGATCGTGACGTGCTACTTCCAGACTTGGGGATGACCCCTGTAGAATTATGGGTCAAGTTCGGCACGAATGCCATTCGCAATAATGTCTACGACCGAACGTGGGTAGATTATTTGCTTCAATCCGATCTAAACTGCGACATTCTCGTAATTCCCGATGTTCGTTTCCCTAATGAAGTCGAAGCTATTCAGGGTGTCGGCGGCCTCGCCATCAAAGTTGTGCGGCCTGGGTATGGCCCTCGCAAAACCGTCGCCGACCGGGCTCTGCTTGGTTACGACAAGTGGGACTATGTTATCGGGTCTGAAGGCACGATGAAAAGCCTGAAATACTGGGCAGAGCGCTTTGCCTTTACTTTTGGCGAGGGTGGAGACCTCCCCTCACAATCACAAAACGAACGGCAGCACGCCTTGGAAGTCGAACATATTGAACCTTGGACCACACAATGAAGACATATTCTTCACTCGTTAGCTGTAATGGCAACCTTCTGTCGGCCATAGACCTGGAGACCACAGGCGTACAACCAGGGTATCATGAAATCGTCCAAATCGCTATTGTCCCGCTGAATAGCGATATTCGACCAAACAATGATCTGCCGATTTTTTATACCAATATGAGGCCGAATTACCCGGAACGGGCCGCCCGCGCAGCCATTGCTAAACACGGCATCAATATCGAATCTCTCATGCTCGAAGCCCCACCCCCGGAAAAGGTCGAGGATATGTTGGTCGATTGGTTCAACCATCTTGACCTTCCATTTGGAAGGTTGATTGTGCCGCTAGCACACAACTGGGCCTTCGAGAGTGCCTTTCTAAAGGCGTGGCTCGGCGTGGACATGACTGACAAGATTTTTAGCGGCCTTGCCCGTGACAGTATGCTCACGGCAATCCACCTGAATGATCGTGCGGCTTTCGCGGGGGAGCCAGAGCCCTTCAACCGAGTCAGTCTATTTGCGGTAACGAAGAAATTCGGCATTGTAAATACACATGCCCACGACGCTCTTGCTGATTGCTACGCCGGCGCTGAAGCATACCGCTGCATGTGCTTGCAAATGGAGAGGTAAATGAGCGTTAGTGGCCCTTTCATCCCGGATACGGTTCTAACACTGAGTCAGTGGAACAATACGCTGATTGCAGCAATCAATAACGGTGTCCAGCCTTGCGGCGGTTCCGGCGTGCAAGCAGCAGTCCCCCCTCATGTTGTCACCTTGGCTGACATTCAAGCTATTATCAATGCTCTAAAAGTTTGCCCGAATTTTACAGCACCAACAATTAACAACCCGCAAGTCATTACTGCCGACCTGCTCAACACTTTATACAACGGGGCAAGTGGCTGCCAGTGCGGGAATTGCCTCTATCTCTGGAACGTTACAGTCACGCTTGGATACTATACAAGCGTGTCGGGGGTTTTGTACTACACCACCACCACTATTGGCGGCGGCCCGATGCCTGAAGGCCAAATCTACACTGCCGCCAATACCGCTGAAACTCAATTCTCGGCTTCGCACCCCCTTACGCCAAGCCCAGGTCCGTGTGGGGCTTTGGCATTAGTCACCTTTTCATCCATTCATACAAGTCATGGACCGGGCTTCAATGAAGCCAAGTGTACTCAATGCGGTTGTGGATGTAACCCCGGCCAGTATGGTCTTTACCTTTATGCAAACTACGGCACATTATATGTAGGCTGCGAATGCGGCAGTTTCGCTCAAATTCAAGCAGCGGCAAGCGCTTGGGAGAATACCGGCGTCGGCCGCTCTGCCACTTACTTCCAGTGTTAAGCCATGATCGAAATTAAGCCCTGTGCCTACCGCATAAAGAAAAGCCTGGAAGGTCCGCTCGGTAATCATTCGCTGCAATGCGACCACCCGCGATGCGAACATTTCCAGAAGCCTGTTACGTATTGGATTTGCGACGCTTGCCCGCTCCGGTCAGAGACGCGCGAAATGCCTAAACCTGAACCAAGACCCGATCTTCAAGCTATCGAGAACACGCTGCCGCCGCCAGACAACGTGCCCCGGTCGTTTGCCAGACCTGTATTTAATATGAATGGGTCGATAGAATACCCGCGTCGCGCGGGTGATTGGGAACCGCCGCAAGACATTGAAGGTTGGGTTCGAGACAACGAAAACAAGTGGCTCTTTCGGCCACTCTTCCCGCCATGTACCTATCGACACTGTACTGCTTTCTTCAAAGCGAATTGCGGCTGTATCTCAATCGTGTCACGCTGCACCAATCCATTAGCGATAACTTTCGGGGAGAGAATCACACCTGAAATTTGCAACGCCTGTCCTGTGAGGATGTCATGAACAAATGCACCGACTGTCCGCAGCTTGCTTTTGCTTTGCCTGGCGATATTAAAGAGCCAAATATCCGCTACATACACCATGCAGGCGATAATAAGCAATTCTATGCGGCACTTGAGAAAACAATTTCAGAGGAAGAAATCACAAACGGCCGCCCAACAATTCATGAAGACGGTTCCGTTGAATTTCCATTAGGCGACCCACCCGATCTCCACGGCTACAAGCGTGATGAAACAAACAGGCAGTTGTTCCATCCTCTCTGGCCGGAGTGCGTTAAGCGCGTCGTGGGAACATTTGTCAATGAAGGGCGACTCGGCGTTATTGCTCGTTGCAATAATCTTCGTACCCTTGCGCATTTGAAACTTGAAAAATCCTCAAGAGAAAACCTGCACGAAGCCTACAAACAAATGACTTTCACCAAAGCAGTAACTCCTGAGCAATGTGCAGCGTGCCCTTGTCGTGAGCTAGTACCGCCGCCAGCACCGAGAACTTTGAAAGAGTCGTATGACCAATTTCAATCTGCCGCACGGAAGAAAGAAAAACAAGCCCTTGGCTCAGACATTTATGAACGAGCCGATGGCATAATAAAAAAGTGGGCACAGAACCGAATTAACCAAGGGGCTAAGCCATGAGAAACATTTCAGCAGCCGGATTGACAAAACTGGCGACTCAACTCGGCACCGAGCCGATCAATATTATCGAAATCGACTGGTATACTCAGTCAGATGGCACTGCCGCCACTCAAACCTACTCCGATAAAGACCTCACCATCGGCAACACTTTTATACCAGGCAAGATTATTGAAATCAGCCAGATAGATGATGTCGTAGACATAGTGCTCACCAATAGCAGCACAGCCCAAGTAAATATCACGCTTGATGACACAGACGGGAGTATCAAGAATCTTTTCAACAACTATGATCTGCACCTCCAGCCAGTACGGGTCTATCAGTGGTTTGCCGGTCTAGCCTTAAGCGATAGATTCCTTGTTTTCAGCGGCAACATCAATACTCCTGTCAGTTGGTCCGAGCGCGATCGAACCGTCAAAATCAATGCCGTCTCCACGTTGGAAAATCAAGAAGTCGGTTTCTCTCCTGAACAAGGTCAATTCCCCTGGCTGCCAAGTACCATGTGCGGGAAGTCTTGGCCGATGATTTTCGGGACGGTACAAGATTGTCCTGCGACTCAAATTACGCGCGTCGCCGAAGCAGTTTCAATCACGCCTATTGGCTTCACGGCCGGCATGGACCAATACATGCTGTCACCGCTTTACGTCAATTCAACTGAAGACCGCAATGCCCACGAGGAACTTTTTGAAGATGGCCTAAAACTCAGCCTTCTCTTGATGGCTGAGCTATGTTGGTTCGGACATGAAGAAGACCAGGGATTTCAAAAACCGTCTGGTGAAACTCTTATTAAAGCCGACCAATCAGGTCAGGTGCAACAAGCAGCAGCCGAAGAAGATACAGGCATGGGAACTGAATCAGAAGCCTTGGATACGGTTACTGGACTGCCGAACGAAGAAGGCTGGACTGTTCAATCATCTACAACAACAAGTGCAGCCGTAACCAGTTCTAGTGCGTCAGTTTCGGCTGCCGATGCATTGGCTGCGGCTGTTGGAGGGCCGCCAACCGCTGAAGGTTGGGCTGTTGAATCAGTGTCGCCTGCCGCAACAAACCAGATGGTTGAAGAAGCCGCTTCACTCGATGCAGAGGGAGGAGGCGGTGCAAGTGACGGCACATCAATAAGTGGCGTACCTGTTGGAACACCTGCAGGAGGTTGCAGTAAACAACCTCAAAGTGAAACACTCGCACAACAAGTCGCTGACCTCCTAACTAAGATGCAGCAGACGGCGCAAAAAGTCGCAAAAAAAGAATTTTGCACTATGCTTCAACGTCAAGCAAATGCGACTTTCTTGTCAGGTGGTCAGTTATATTACGCTGGTAACATCGTAGGAATCCCGACTACTCAGCCTACTAATTTTCAAGTTGCCTATGGTGAAGACCTCACTGAAGCCTTTAGTGGCGGCAGTATTTTTGGCGTGAATCCAATTCAAACTTTAGGAGGTGAAGACTTCCCACAAAATGTGCCAATCACAATCGCCATGGGCGGTGTCTGGTTTACAGGACATTTCGATGGGAATAGTTTCTACGTCTCAGGGGCACTAGACTTTGCCGGAGAGCAATCTTTCAAGCGACAACTGATGACAGAATCACCATTATTGCTTACATATTGCCAACAGACTTCTTCGGCACAACAAGGGAAACTAATCGACCTCTCACAAAAAATTCCCTGCGGCTCAACGTGTGACGGCAGTAATGGTCAAGCAACTCAAGTAGCCGCTGTTCCAGGCTGCAAGCCGCCAAGTAATCTCTGTACGCCTCCTTGCACAATGCGACGAATGGCCTGCATTCTACCTCCACCACCACCGCGACCCGCGCCTCTTATTCCTCCCCACTACATCTGGAAAGAGGGCGGTCAGCGTATTACCATGGCCGAGGGGCAGCCAATCTCCTATGTTATCTCCATTGTGCCTGGTGAAGTGCTTTGCGTAAAGGCTTTCAAACAATATGACGGGCCTTCAGTTCTCACAGTAATACCGACCGATTATTATACAATCTCTACCGTAAACTATGGGCCAATTCAAGCCGTCGTCTTGACAATGAATCAAGAACTCAAGACCTATTACTATGACGACCTGGAAAACCAAGGTTGGAGTGACGAAATATACGTCTCATTCCAATCATCGGTTGGGCCAAACACGGTCGATATTATGAAGTACCTGATCGCGACCTATACCCCGCTTACTTGGGATGACGATTCGTTTGATTACTGCGCATCCAAACTGACGGCTTTCCCATCGAACTTTGCACTTCTTGAATTGAAAAACATCATGGATGTGCTCCGTGAAATCGCTTTTCAATGCCGCTGTGCAATCTGGATCGAAGATAATATATTCTATATGAAGTACCTGCCAGAAGAGCCCAATGCTCCTGATTTTACGCTGGCTGGCGTAGATGTAGACGACATGACCACCTGGGGCAACGATCCAAACTATAATGCATTACCGGCTCCATACGTGGACACTACGGGGCTAGTCACCACATCAATAACACCTGCCGGTCAACTAGTCACGCTCGACTATCCCCCTGGAACTGAATTTCCAATCAATACCCCACAGAATCAAGTAGTCGATGTTATCACCATTAGCGATATTGACGCAGACAAGGGCGTAGAAATTGGTTACACCCCAACTGAAGATGTTTGCACCAAGATGAAAGTCACTTGGCGTTTAGACCTGGCACCCGATAATCCATATCCCAGTGATCGGGAAAAGCACGAGCAAGTCCTGATCCTGCGGCACAACATGGCAATGTATGGCTACAAGGAAAAGACCTTCAACTGGTACATTTACAATCAACCTGACATCATTTTGAAGTGCGCCACATTCTGGTTGATTCGCCAATCGATTACCTGGAAGACTTTGAAGTTTAGTGCCTACCTAAACAAGTTGAATATTCAAACACTCGATGCTGTCATCTTTGATGATGGTGGCCGCAATTATGTCTCAAACGGGCCTATTACGTGTGTTGTCAAAAAGGCTCAGTATAATTCAGCCGACAACATGATCGACTTTGAATTAGAGGTGCCGGTAAAAGCCGGGGAACTGAATTATTACCCGTTTTATTGGCCCAGCAAACTGCCTTCAAGCGTCACTTGGCCGCCGGCCGACGAAATTGCCAGTGGCGCTGCTGGCGGCGGCGGTATTGGCGTATGGGCAACCGGAAATCTGCCGGTAGGTGTCATGCTTACCAGTAGCGGCGCTCTCGCCGGTCCCCTCAGCGGTGGAAGTGCCGGTGAGCTTAGCGGAAATACAATTTTTGTTGGCGGTCCAAACGTAGTCTATGGTTCAAATATTGACTGGGGTGATCCAACACCTACTGACCAGGGTTTCACGGCACAAACGACTGTCGATGCTACAACCCTAGCAGCGCCAATAGCCAACCCTGATAGCGGCACAAAACCCTATGGAGTAATTCCTCAAGTCTACACCATTCCTGAGCCGCCACCTATCCCCGAGCCGCCAGATGAAACTGAAACTGTAATTGATCTCTATAGCACCAGGATAACAAACTGGACGATGCCGCACCTATCCGGTCGTCTTGGTGATTTTTTCAGCATCACACCTAACGGAGGTCTTCGCTTAGAATTGGCCGTGGCTCAGATTGTCGATAACCGAACATCTAATGGGCCATTAGGCACCGCATTAGCAACCACAGGGCGGGATGCCACACTTAGTGACCTTATTACTGTGCAACCAACACCGTCTGGTGTTACCAATCAAAGCACTATGATTGCTGTGTTAGATGCCACTTCACCGGGTATCTACGGTATTACTGACGACTCTCAAGGGGCCGTTGAAATCGACTTCAAATATGATGACAATGGCGAGAAAATCGGTATTGCCACTGCCTTCTTGAATACCACAGACGGGGCTAGCGGACCATGATAGATTCACCTCAACGCTGGCGACTTCCTGAGCAAATTCGCAGACTCATACCACTAGGCAGCCAAATGAGGTGTGGGTCAACCTCTTTAGTCGCTATTGTCGGCGACCATGTTGTTAGAGTCCAGCGTGGTCAAGTAAAGAGACCGAAAATCCCTGTTGTGCTTCAGCCAACAGAAACCATAGCATGTGGTCCCTATACAGTTGAGATACTGCCGCTTCTAACTCCAGCAGAGCGTCTTCCACGAAAACTCCAGCGAGAGGGGTTTGCTATCATTCGCAAGAATATTCCTCGCGGATATACTGAGGTCGATCTCCACCTCGGTAACTTTGGCTTTAGCCCTGAGCATGGTTGGAAGATTTTCGATCCCGAGGCATTACAGTAGCCTTACTGATAAAACTGAGTACTAACCATCGAATGATGATCGGGTTGACTTGTTATCAGTTTGAAAACCTTAGTTTCTGCAAAACTGACCAGCTTACACCGAGCTACATAGACTCCATACTGGCGTAGTTCCCGTCTCACTGCTTTTGTTAGAAGCATTGTCAATGACTCATCGGCAATACCTTTAAGTATCTCATCAACCGTGCGGGTGGCGACGATATTTACCACGGCAGATTGCGCTAAATCTGTGACAGTGACATCGGTATCCCAGTTGATCTTGCCGATTGCCTGCACAATATCTCTAATCTTATAGACCACCAACGTCTTCACTGTCACTTTCTTCCCGTCTTTGGTGGTCAAGATTTGATCAGGAATAGCAAGCGTCTGGCGGGCTGCCACCTGAATTTCAACCTCAGTAGTCAGGGGCCAATAGAAATGCAATCCGGGGTCCAAAGCCTTGATCTTGTGGCCTCGAACCCATTTTACCCCGGCGTGAGTTGCGCGAATAATTACAATGTGCGGAATGAACTTGTAGAAGGTCTCGACAAGTTGCGACAGCCAAGCAAATGCAGATTCCATAGCTACCTCCTACTAATTGTGTGAATATTAGTAGTTCGTTAGTGTAAAACCAAAGGGACGAACAGGTTAACCTGTTCGTCCCTTTTTATTTGCGCCTCACGCCGATCTTAGGGAATCGGGCATGGAGCGTCAGGGTCCGGCATTGGGCCGTCCGGCCCAATCGGATTCATGTCACGATCACGGCGTGCTTCATGAAGCATCGCCATTAGTTTGTCCTTTCCGTACTGATCGACTTGATCCCCAGAAACTCTCGCATAATGCGATTCTCGGGCGTCCGCTGTTGCTTGCCGGGCTTTTTGAATATCCTGGTGAACAGCATCAGCATCACGTCCCTGAGCCGGAATCAAAGCGATGTCGGGAGAACAGCTCATCGGAGGTTTGCCGACATTTTGCATGGTAGAACTCCTGTCGTTAGTCCTGGAAACTTACCTTATCGGTGAAGTTGTCTAGGCCGCGCCTGGAGCGCTCGCCCTGCCGCTATCAGCCTTCTCGTCGATGGCTTTCCAGTCAGTGCCGTCGTAGAACTGCGCGTGCATCCGTTCGGGCACTTCCCCCATCTCCTTGTTGAAGTCGTTGAGCGACGAGTCCATTTCACTGTCGCGCTTGACTTGATCGCCAGTATTCCCTTCGGCCTGAATCAGAACGGTATCGGGACCGCCGAGGCCATTGGAACTGGTCTTGCTCGTGATGTTTTGCATCAGAGTACTCCTCATTGAAAAAGGAAAACTTACTTGGAAGCAAGCCTACAATGGCTTACCTCTCCACTCGCACTACTTCTTGCGATGATGCGGCATCGCTTTCAGACGCCGAGCCAACGCAATCTGCCGATTAGTCGTCGAGTCTTTGTGCGGCTTTGCCATGTATTCGGAGAGCGACATGCCCGCCGCCTTGGCTTTTGCCGTCAAAGCACCTGGATGCTTAATGGCTTTCTGAATCCACTTTTCCGCCATTGAATACCTCACTGGTGGTTAAAGGGCTCTACGCCTGAAATGACAGTACCGACGATACCATCTTCTATCTTTGACAGCGTAGCAAAGTCAAAAATATTTCACCAGCCATTGATCCCAACACTAGCTCCACTGCTAGTGAGTCTGTCGGGGCTAGGTGACATTCCGACAGAGTGTTTCGTTTAAGCCGTTACCGCAAAAGGCCCCGGAATATAAAGCGTGTAGATAGGGGCACCATTTTGGAAGAGATAGCCTCCAAACCAATAATAGGTATTGGGATTACACGGAAAATCTTCTGGCACAGTCCAGTTGTATGTTCCCGTATAGGTGCCACTCTCAGTCACAATTTCGTTAATCTCAATCCAGTTGACAATAGCAGGGGTGTCACCTGTCGGCGTCTCCCAAGGCCAATTTGGAGTCGTCATGTAACAGAGACTAATTGTACTGCCACGAGGTGCATTTGACACCTGATACTCGATTGTAATAGTCTGGCCGGGATTTAATGGTGATGGATTAAAATATTCAGTGCCTTGAAGCAAGAAACTCTCAATCGTAAACATCGGCACAAACTCGACCGGTGCTGATGCTATCGAGTATGTAGGCGTGCTATTGGCATAAAGATAACCGCCAAACCAATACTGATTCTCGATAGTAGTGTCATAAGGCTCACCGAGAGCACCTACTTGAAAATCAACCGGAAGCGTCCACGTATAAGAACCAGGCCCGTTGGTGGCTGTTACCTCACCAATCTCCAGCCACTCTAAAATCGCATTACTCCAGCTAAGCGGTATTGAGGCATCCTGTTGAGCCATGTAGCAAAGACTCACATTGCTACCAGAAGGGACGTTCTCTGCTGCCCACTGAATTGTTATTTCGGCACCCGCCGTAAAACTACCGCCAGAAGGCGACGTGATTATAAAAGAGGGCGGACCTGTTAATCCCGGCCCTGGCGTCGGTGGTATCAACGGTGGCGGCGATGTTGGCGACCCGGACAGTTGGACGCCTTCAAAATCAATAGTTATGGTTTGAACCTCACCACGCGGCCAATCTTGTCGAGGCGGATAAGCCCTTTCAGTTGTCTCAAAATCAAAAGGGTTACCGGTGAAATAGCCAAGCCACTCACGATTCAAATGATCGACGACAAAAATTTGCGAAACATAGTAGGCTTCAATAAAGCAGCGTAACTCCAAACCCTTATTCCTGTCGATTAGAAAAACCCACTTTATCTTTCGCCTGCCGCCTTTCGTTTTGACATAGGTACGGCGTGTACCGTCTATCGCATATTTGGTCGAAACTGCGTCAGTCAATGATACAGCATCGCTAAACAACGGGCTTGGAAGCACCGTCATTGTTTGATATGTTGGGGCTGGTGCTCGAAAGTAAAACATTAGCTGCCCTCCACAACAATGAGGTTGTCACCTTCTTGATAATCAATCTCACATCCAGGCGGAAGCCATATCTTGGGAGGCGGATAATACGGCGGCGGCGTAAGTTGCAACGGCTGTTCAGTTAATGAGTAGATTGGAGCATTATTATGCCACAAATACCCGCCAATGTAGTACAAGCCAGGATTCAAACTGTCTGGCGTGTTCCACTCATAAGAGCCAGCACCATTGCTAGCTGAAACTTGTCCAATCTCAATCCAAGTAACAGGACTCGTAGCCCACCCAGACCATGATGCTGCTGGCACAAAGCAAAGACTGATATTATCACCAGGAGAAACACCGGTACAAGTCCATTGAATCGGTACTTGAGCGCCGACTTGATATGGTTGATTCAGTGATACAAGAGTAAACGCAGTTACCGTTGGCAATGATGCCGGTGTTGGTACGGTGCCTACGTATCCTTCAAATTCAAGCGAAGCTGTGAAGCTATACTTGCTGTCTTGGATAATGGCTTCATTCGGATTAGTGATAACACCGACCCAATATCGACCTTCCCAATCCCACATACCAATCTCCAAACCGATATGATTCACCATGAATTTAAGCAAGTCTTGTGCCTGCTTCGGCGTCAAGGCAGAGAAAGTCAAAACCTCAATTTGCAGTTTCGGCCAGACTGGATCGGCAAAAATTACTAGCGTACCTCCCCGAGTCTCACGACAGATTCGATTATACTTCAATCGATCTTTATTGCCGAATTCCGGCGCACGCAGCTTGAGTGTGTCCGTAGGCGTGCCGCTAGCCGGATAAACCAATGTGAATTCCTTCGGTGCCAATGCAAGGTTGGGCGGCACTAAAATCGCTGGCGGTGGTATTGGATTTCCAGCAGTCCCAGGCCCGACAAACGGACTGTATGTTCGTTTGGTTATGATAGTCGGGTTGAAGTAATTGAATGACTGTTCAATGACAATATGATCAACAGCACCAATAATTCGCACAATCTTGTATGATGCTTTATCGGAGAGAATAAGCGGGTCTTTAATCGGCTGCTTTCCAAATGCAACCGTAGCCATATCTCCAAGCCGTATAGCGTCTATTTTTTGAGAGACCTCAGCATGTCTTGCAAGATCATGAAGTACTAATGAGTCGGTAGCTGCAAGCGGACGGGCATCCGAATGTAACACGCCGCAATATGCTATATTTCCGACCACAACCCTATCTTTTACAGTTTGCACAGCATGATGTACAATAAAAGTAGCCAGATCATTCAAGCCTGTATAGATAGGCACCAACTGATAGGTGTTAGGATCATAGCCAAAAGTGGTCGTCTGTAGAAGGTCTACAGCCCCGACACGATGCGGGCCAACATACTTATTCGTATGCAGCAACGGGATGACATCCTTCGCCTGAAGATAAGTCGGCCCGTGAGTTTTTACAGCGGCGTCTTTCAGTTTTAGTAAGTCATTTGCATTGGCGCGTGTTACAGTGTTTCGAGCAGTCGCACGCTGGCCAAGTGTAAGAATTGGATCAACCACAATAGGATAGATATGATTATCATGTGCAGCAGACACGTTGACAATGTTAATCAAGTCGGTAGCACGGGGGTGACCAATCTTATGAACATGCGCTGTATGCGATACAACCAAATGATCTGGGACTCGTTTAGCCACGGCCATAATCGAAACATAGCCAAACGCTAAAGCACCAGAAGCCGAGACGTGGTAGGCTTTATGCGCAATGCCGTGATCTGCAACAGATACAGCGCTGCTCGCACGCTCTTCATAGCTATGATGCTCACCCTCTGCTTGCCCGAGTATGACGCCAGAAGTAGCAGACGGCGTAAGTGACCAACGTCCACTTTGACAATGATAAGGTGCATCATGCAGGACTATTGAGTCAATAGCACCGACATGTCGTGAACTTTTGAATGAGGCGGTATGTCCTAAAGTCAGGCTAAGTGTATCACTCGCCTGAATCGCGGGTATTGCCTCCGCAATCAAATAGATTTGACCGATTGTTGTGGCATCGCCCCCGTTATTTGCCGTAACATTTAGCCGATAGTAAGTATATGAGCCGGGCGTTACCTCATAAGCCCGTCGCTCACCAGCATTCCAGTTGGTCTCCGAAGTAATCGGAATAGTCAGTGTGGTCCAAGTAGACCCGTCATTCGAGCCTTGCAAACTGAATGCCTGTGGCATGTTGCCAGCCAGCGTATCATCGGCCGGAGCCCAGAGCGCCAAAGTTTGAATTGTCACAGCTTCGGGGAACTGATACTGCCACCAGACAGGCGAGCCAGACGATGGTACAGCCGATATAGTCGGGACGTTGGCATAAGAATTGCCAAAAGCCTTATAAGCATTCGTAGAACTGTCCGAGGAGCTAGCCGTGCCAAACGGTGCTGTATTACTTGACATCACCGGAACCAGATTCGACGGCCCAAAAAGATACAGTTTACCAAGTATGACTTGAGTTGCATCTCCGTTATTGGACGATACCCGAAGACGATAACGTGTATACCAGCCAGAAGACGTAACAGCATAAAGCTGAAGTTGATTTGCAGTCCAAGTAGCTCCTGCTACCATGGCAACCGTTGTCCAGTTTATTCCGTCATTGGAGCCCATCAACCAGAAGTTCTTTGGCATCTGCGCCATGTTGCCACTAGATGGAGCCTGAAGCGCGAAGCACTGAACATTCTGCGGGTGTTGAAATTCATACTGCCAATATGCTGGAAAGCTGGCTAATAGGCTGCTGGTATCGCTTGTATTATCGAAGACAGTATATGCCGAGCCGCTATAAACTGTGGTCGAGGTAACAACACCCAGTGGTGCCGTGTCGCTCGTCATGATTGGCGTCAATGGCAACTCTATTGCAAGTAGCACAGCCGAAGCAACATCAACAAGCGACAGAGCACTCGTTACTGACTCAATAGTTACCTGAGCATTAGCAGGGGTGCCAACTGATACAAGTGACGTACTTGACTGAATTTGGTAATCAGTCGCAATGTAATTTGCCGACCTCTGAACAGTTGCAAATCGAACTTCATCTTGGTTACCTTGAGCATAAAATTGGTGCAACTGCACAACACAGCCAACAGCAAGTTCACCGCTTACAAGATTGATTGGGAGGGCGTCAACTGTTGTAGCTTGTTGTATACCATCAAGAAACAAGTTAATGCCGCTAGTAGTATTATTACCACTCTGATTAGTTGAAACCAGAAAGTGCCAAGTATCATCTGCTGTAAATGAAATGTGAGCATCCCCGCCACACACATCCACACCTAGCGAATGAGGTATTGTGACATCGGGCCCGCTTACACCCTCATAAAAATGTGCCCAACGTCCACTCGCACTATTAACACCTATACCAGCAAATTCACCTAGGTAATTATCATTTGCTGTTGGTATTTTGAACCATTGCTGAACTGTTAAAGCAGGCTGACCACTGGGTGTTGTTGCGCTAACAGTTGCAGGGTTACTAACTGGTAGGTCTCCACCAATGTAACCCGCATCGGCCGGGAATGCCTCCGTCAAATCAGTAAGATTGAGTCCATTAGCAGTTGAATCGTTGCCTGATGGAACTGTCGGCGAACCAAAATGGTAGACGGCAAACATATTGCCGATTGCGTTCCATACACCCTGGCTGCCGTATGTACTATTGGCGACAACCGGTACTAGAATAGTGCCAGAGTTTGCTGACTGATACCAAACATAAACTGTTGCATTAGTGTCAGCCGTCAACGGTACAGCGACCCAAATCTCAGCCTTCTTATTGCTGTTATCAATCCACACCAACTCCATCGGCAAATATGTAACCCCGGCGGAGTCTGACGTGAAACAAATATCACCGCCGTCCGACTGGCACAACTCAAAAAGTTCATCAGGTAGGCGTGTGCCAAAAGTTCCGCCGCTACCATCAAAAAGTACGGCATAGGTGCCACTCTCAGCCACCAATGAACCGTTAATAGTCAGGGCACACTTACGATTACACAAACTCGGGGCAACAGTTTCATAGGGCGAGGCCCCCGCCGTCCCAACAGTCACCAGCGACGTGCTCGATTGTATATTATATTGTGTTGACAGATAATTTGCCGAACGAGTAGCTGATGTGAAGCGAACTTCATCAATCACACCTTCGAGGCCAAACACATTAGAAACTGCGTTTCCAAAAGTCACGTATGAACTTAATGTATTAGTACCGCTAACTGGTCCTAATGAGACGCCATCCAACACAACATTGAGTTGTGTCGCGCTAATTGTCATTGCAGCATAGTGCCAATTACCATCTAAAGCATCAGCATTCGTTCCGACAAAATTAACATTGCCAGCACCATTGCCGAGATAGGCATTCATCTTGCCGTTTCCATCAAGATAAAATCCCGAGCCACCTCCGCAACAAGCCCCGTTACTTTCACAACGAGAGTCAAACAACCCGTTTGCACCGTTTGAGTTTACGCTGTTACTTTTGAACCAACACTCAAACGTAAATGGTTGGGCTGTATTAAGTGTATTCAACCAGCCAAAATCACCGGCAGCAGCGAACTCCATGGCACCGCCACTGAATTTACCGGCGGCAGGCATACCACCACTGTTTGAAGCAGCAGCGCCGTTGGGTGAGCTATCAAGCCAATATGTAACTGCTCCCGTCTGATTACCGTGAAGGATAGTCTCATAGTTGCCAAGTGCCACCCAAACATACTGGCTGCCATAAGCAGAGTTTGCCGCTGGTTGAGTTAACGTGCCCCTGCTACTCTGATACCACACATAAATTGTGGCGTTTGTACTTGCGGTAAGCGGCACTGCGACCCAAATCTCTGCCGTCTTTGCACCTGTATTGATAGTAACAATTTCTACCGGCAGAGGCTCAGTTCCGGCAGAATCCGATGTAAAGCAAATGTCACCACCGTCTGACTGACATAAACTGAAAAGTTCGTCTGGCAAACGAGTACCAAACGACAATGAATCCCCGCTGCCGTCAAATAACACTGCATAGGTAGCGCTCTCAGCTATCAACGAGCCGTTGATAGTCAAGGCGCACCTACGTTTGCAGAGACTCGCAGTTACGACAGCCATCAGTCAGCCTCAAATATGGTAAATGGCCGGGAACCGGTTTCCCGGCTCCCGACCTTCTTGGTCAGGGGCCTACGGCCCCCGACCCAGCGAGGGAGAGATCGAAACTATGCCGTGACAGTATAGGTAACCTTCAACTGGTCACCGTTCTGCACAGTCACATTACCCGCCGTAAACGCAGCAGCAGACCAAAGTGTGCTGCCTGTAGTGTTGTTGCCTTGTGTCTTGGCATTCGTACCGGAGCCGCCGCCCACAATGAAGAGGCCAACAATCGTGCCGGCCGCTGTAATATCAAACACGGCAGTTGTCGCATTCGTGACTTGAGCAACATTACTGGTGACAGAAGAAGCACCAGCACCCCACGAAGGCCGAGTTGCACCGCCGCCGCCCAAATCATCAGTGTAACTGACAAATTCCGACCAACCGTTACCCGGACTGCCACCTGTGGCCGCGATACCGGTATATACGTCTCCTTGGGCGAAAGCCGAGAAGCCCGAACTGTCCACGAGCCCCATGTACCATAAGGCAATCGCCGATGCCGTCACGCCTGAAGCCCCGGTAGAGAACATCAGATTCAAAAGATACTGACGCCCTTGATTGGTAATGTAGTTGTCTACATCAAACTCGGCAAGCAGCTTGCCAGCCCGCCAATGTTCAACATGAACACGCCCGTGGCAGTCAAGTCTGTCTTTTGGCTGGCCCCGGACCAACGTAACCGAGGCTCGATGGTCCACATTTAATTGATCACGCATCATAATAGTTTCCTCTCCTCGCTGGTCTTAAAACCACCGGCGCGAGTAACCAGCAGTCCTATTAAAGTTTCACGTTGCCACGGCGCAATTCACGCCGGATTTCAGTGCCAATCTCCCTGCCTAAGCCAGGACCGATACGCTGATGGTGATTCAAATTAACATTGATGTCACCAACATTTGTTACAGAACCTCCATGATTATAATGATTCGGTCTGCTTCCAGCGTTCATTGCCGAAAGTTGAGTAGCAAAATGCCGTGCCGAGCGAGCGTTGATAACCATTTCTCCCGGAGAAAGCATCGCCTGAATCGTATCTGTGCCGCGCTTTGCTGATCCACCAGCCGCAAATTGAGAAGCAAGATGCGCCGTATGAACCCAGCCTCCGTGTGCCCATTGACAACCATGAGCCTCACCAAGCGGTGTCCCTCCAGTAGGAACCGTGCCAGCACCAGCCGCACCTTGAACAGGTATATTGACGCTGTGTGTAGTTTCCGACAAAGTTGACACACTTTCAGTGAGAGCATCTACTTGTTTAATTGCTTCGGGAATATCAACATCACCAAAACCCTGCATAAGTGCTCGATTTTTTTCAAGAGGAGTATGGGCTTTTTTAATAGCCTCCGATATTTGTTCCTCTTGTATAGTCCCAGCGCCACGCAAAAAGTATTGAGCCTCTCTCGATTTTGATTCGCCACCCTCCAGTTTTCCCGTGTATCCTTTAATACTTTGTGACGTTTCAAGAGCAGTTTGTAAGGATACGGCTTGCTTACCAAGTATATCAAGTCGGCTTTGCTCCGGCCACGGAGTACGGTTGCCTAAATAAGTATATTGACCCATTAGTGAAGCAACATTTTCAGGGGTTAAAAGTCTCGGAGTTCCGGCTACCTTTGCCATCATAGCCGTCAACCTTGATATAGCCTCCTCCAATTCTCCATATTCCTTTTTACCCAACTCTCGAACTCCTTCCGGCGTCTCTATCGTAGCTGTTCCAACGAGTTTTCTTTTGGCTCCAGTCTCAGCAGCAAGACCCCAACTCTCAAGTTCTGCTGGACGTGCTAACATTTTATTTTGAATAGCTAGCAAATTCTGTTCGGCATCAGTACGTTTTTGTTCTAAGTCACCCCGTTCTTTTGTTGTTAAAACAGCTTGACGAGATGCTTTTTCTGCTTCTTCAAAAGCCTTACCCATTGTAGATTTCTTGATGTCGAAATCTTTAGGCAAGAAAGGCTCTATTGCCACTTTTATGACACCGACGCCTTTAGTAATCGCCGTATTGAGTCGAGAAAGTGCCGTTGGCAAAACTTGAATTTGTTCAATCTGCGGTCGTACCTCCTGCATCTGTTCTTGCATCTTCTTTTTCAAGTCCGTGACATTAAGAAGAGTAGAGACATCCCACTTCTTTCCTTCAAGAGAGGCTTTTTCAAAAGTTGTCCAATACTTCTCAAACTGTTTATGTGCTTTCTCAGCCTCCGCCCCTGTAAGTGGCTCGCCTTTTTTATTGAAAAGATCAACAGTCTTAACAAGTCCCTTCCCAGCCTCCCGCATCTTATCGACACGTTCTAGCTCTTCTTTTACCGCATCTGCGGCAGCCGCAGACCTTGCACGTTCTGTCATAGCAAAACGCTCGCCAGCCTTAATACGACTCCTTTCAATAGACTCGCTCTGAAGCACAGCCTCCTTCTCCAAGTAGGCGTTTTTCATCGATACAGCCTGGGTCTCAGCCACTTTAGCCATACTGTCTGCACGTTTTAGCGTGGCTTCAGCGGCCTCACGTTCATCTTTAGTCGTAGCCGCAGCCAGTTGACGAGTCCCCTCTGCCTGTAACTTCTTAGAACGCGCTAGCTCATCTTCAAATTTTTGAGTGTCAGGTATGCGGGTAGACTTTTCCTTTCGTAAAAATATCCGATCAGCCAGGTTTCCCCTCATCTCCGCGACACGTTTTTCCTCGTCTTCCGCAGATTTAAGAGAGCTAGTCTCCAACTCACGCAGAGTATGAAGACGTTTTTCATAGATTGAGACTATATCCGAGACCGATCTGGCTGTGTCATTTACAAGGTCTTGATTCTTCTCTTTGAGACGATCTACTACCTCGCCCCATGCCTCTCGAATCTTGGCAACAGCCGTCAAATATGTTTGTGCGGTTTTTTCAGCAGCCTCGTTTGCTGCATTTATTTCTGCTTGCTTCGCTGCCATTATCGCCGATTTTCTCTCCTCCATAAACCTGTCAAAATCTCGTTCAGCATTCGCCCAAGCATTCTTTGAACCTTCCGTGAATATATTAAATGCAGTATAAAGAGTGGCACCAACACCGACTACCCCTCCGATACCTGCTTCAAGAGCATTCAACTGTTTTCTGAAACCAGTCACTTCTACCGCTGTCGCGGCTAGATTAGTTTTAACAATCAAAGTACCAACACCCCACGCAGCGAAAGCAGCGGTAGCCGCAATAACAACGGGAGCCAACGCAGTAATAACAGTTTTCAAAGTATCAACACCACCGACAAACGCGAGACTTTTCTGTAGTGATTCAACCAGTGACTCTCCAAGATCGGTAGCCAAATAGGTCTTCAGCTTCTCTATCTCTGCTTGAACCTTAAAAGCATTAGTCTCTATGAACACTTTGTACGATTTGTTAAGCGTTTCGGCAGACGCTTTTTTCATCCTCTCTAATTCAGCGTTTGCTTTCTCAGCGGCTTCGCCTGAATCACGAAACGCAGCAGACAAGCCGCGAACATTTTTCATTAGGCCGACTAGACTAGCAACCGAGCCGTCAGTCGAGTCTCGCATAAGCTGTATGCCGCCGATAAAACCGTGCGCGGCAAACAGTTGTTCTGCTGAGCTATAAGCCTCACCATGAAGATTTTTCAACTCTTTCTTCAGGTCTTCTGAAGGTTTAAGCATCGACATCATTGCAGCGCGAATCGATGTGGCAGCTTCCGCTGGCTTTACGCCTGAGACCGTCATCTGAACCATGGCCGTCAAGACTTCATTCAAACTAACTTTCAAGTCCGCAGCCATTGGTAGAATCTTACCAAGCGAACCAGCTAGCTCCTCACCGCGTACTTTTCCATCGCGAATCGCTTGAAAGAATTTAGCCGATACAGTTTCTGCTTCTACTGCTGACAGCCCGTAAGCATTCAAAGCACCAGTAACAAGGCCGACTGCTGTATTCAATTCCATGCAGCCGACTCTAGCCAATTTCATGGATGCTGACATGACATCTGAACGTTCCGACGCCTCTGTAAACTGTGCGGATACAGCTTGATACTCAGCCTCTACGACTTCTTTTATCGGAAAGGCAAATTGAGCGGATAGATCAGCCATTTGCTTACCAAGACCTTGAATCTTTGTCCCTGGCTCGGCAAGAATTGAATTCAACTCTGAGACCCGCTTTTCAAACTCCAAGTTGGATGTAATAGCCATCTCGAAAGCATCGCGGATCAAATTTATTCCACGAACAAGCATCTGCGTGAAAGCAACACGGCTGAGAGTCTGAAGACTAACAGTGAATCGATTCACAGATTTTGTGGCATCATCGAAACTAGGCGGCTTAGGCGGGGCGGGCGGTGCAGGCGGTGCAAGTGGGGCTGGCGGGGCCGGCGCTTTAGGAGTTTTGCTAAAAGCGTCATTCAATTTTTGCATTGCCGTAGCGGCACTTTGAGCCGCTGCGGCAATATTATACAAATTGGCCACTGTAACAGATGCACCGCTATTCCACGTTGACATTGATTTGCCAAGGTCGCCAAAACGGCCCGACATGGCAGCCATCGCCGCATCCATTTTGAATAGAGCAGCAATAGCGTCATTACAATCAAAGCCAAGTTTATTGAGAATTTCACCGGGCATAAATTACCCTACTGTTTGTTTCAGGCCGCGTATTATATAAGGTGCAACAGGCGGCAAACTCACACTATCTACGAAGCGATCCCAGGCTGCTTTACCTTCAATTTGAAAATCGTATGGGCCTGGTGTTATCAGATGAAAGCCGTAGTCTGCATTAGCATTGTTGTACTCATTATACACCAAGTAGAAAAGGTCAGTGTAATAAGTAAATGAGTAGCAATTAAGCGGGGAGTCTATGTCCACTTTACCGTGGCTGGCAGCCTCCCCCATAAACTCCCTGCTCGGCACGACAGGTGTGATTTCAACATTGTAGCCAATCTCATCTGCGAGTTTAACAAAAGTGGCGCGAGATGCGCCACTCCACGTGGGAATCTTAGCAAGAACTGCTCCAAGCCACTCATTTAACCCAGCAGAAATTGCTTCGCGCATCGCTTTATTCAAAGCACTCTTGTAACCGTCAATATCGATTCGAGGAGTGCCTAAATCACCGGTGAACTTCATAATCACCTCCAGGGATTCCCCGCCTTAATCATTTCAATATCACGCTCATTCTCATCATGACTTCGAGTTTGGTGATATGCAATAATCAAGGCTTGTGTTTCCGTACCACACTCGTCCCAGGATGATTTGACCCCTGGCGGTAGAATACCAAGACGTTCACAAGCGCCCCAGATTACGTATTCGCCGGTTCGGTCAGAAGGCCAGAGCGTTTTGACGCTACCTCCTGACCAGCAAGAAAAACCGCCCGAGCCTTCTCCAGCTTGTCGTCGTCAAGAGTGTTGGCTTCCATGACAAGTGTAAATACGCGGTTGACTTCAAAACGACTTAACCCGCTATCCAACAACTCTCTCTCCCAATTCTCCCATGTTGAGGGATCGGAAACTTTTACCGTTTCCCACTCAATCTCCGAGGGCTCCAGCGATTTAACCGCAAGATAGCCTAATCGTTTCTTGCCCCACTGAACCATGACCTGCTGATAGGTCGGATCATTCGTGTGGGGCACGAAACCGTCTTTTGTTAGTTTACCCGGTGCCTTCGGCTGCGGGCATAGGGCGATAAATTCATCCATGTCTTTCAAGCCACGAGCACGAAAAACAATCTGTGTCTCACCTCGCGGCAAAACCAGAATGATTTCATTCATCAAACTCTTAGGATCAACGCCTGCGATCTTCATATACAATTCTCCCTCAAAGTGAAAAGTGCAGTGCCGCACCGGTGCGGCACTGCGTATAGCTAGTCTTATAGACCAACCAAACCGACCTCAAGGATCGGGGAGTCGTCTTAGTATTGGCTACCAGGAGCCGATACGTCCCAACCCGCCGTCACATTAGACGGTAGCAAGGCTGGCTCATACGAGCCGTTGCCATAGCCGGTTGGCGGCGTACCACGAGTGGTCACAGCCTTGGTAACGTTGCACTTGCCGTTCACCGAGATCATGGCCTTGTTGTAATCAATTTCGCGCGTCTCGGCCCGATAGTCGGGGAAGAGCGTAAATTCGGGGTCCGCACCGGAACACGGCGGTGTATACGTAACAAACATGCCGACGCAATACGGTTGGCAAGGATCATAGGGATCGGATGTGACCCACTCCGAAGCCCCGCCGATGCCCTTCAAGGCGTCCATCGGGCAAATCAACTCACCAGTGCCGGTAGTGATATGCTCGTACACGCACTCGAACTTCATGTCAACCGGCACTTCGTTGCCCTCTCGCACGGCATCCAGGTTGCCACGCTCCAGGTCATACTTGTACTCCATCTTCTCGGTGTAAGTGCAGTTGCCCTCGCCGATCTTGATTTCGAGTTGCTGGTTAAAGAAGCTAAGTAGGTCGCCGATTGCATACGAGGTGATCGGAGCGGCCAAGGCCGGTGAGAACGTAATTGCAGTTGTCGAGCCAGGGGTCAGGCCGGCGGTCGCTGTCGTTACCGTAACTGCTGGTGTTGAGCCAGTAAGAAGGGATGTATCGACACCAAGCAAGGGCTGCGGCTGAAGTCCAAGAGCCCCTTGGAATGTAATCGCATACGCACCACTGGAACCTGTGACCGCAAAACATCCTGACACACCGGACAGGGCATTAAGCGCCGATGCTACCTGTGCTGCGGTGGCCTGGTAGCCTAGTTGGATCGTCTCCATGCCGCTATAAAGCAGACCAAAGGTGCCGCCCGAAGCAGACACAGAAACGTCTTGCACCGCATTCGCCCCGTTAAGAGTGTTAGTCCTGCCGGTGACAATGTGCAGCGGTGTGCCAGTCTCAGAGGCTAGTGTAAAGCGAGCACCGATAGGAACCCTGCCCGTGTTAGCGGCGCGAGGGATATAGGTGTTCTGAAGAGAAAGAGTTGTCACTCCCGAAGACCCTGAAGCACTTGCTTGAGAGGTAGGAGGAGTGATACCATCGACGCCGGGCAGACCAAGGCCATCGTTCAGCGTAATGGTGCAGTATCGTAGTTCAATACGGGCCATATTGGCTCTCCTTTAGTTAAGGGAAAACCGCGCGGTCTTCCCGGCGGTTGGGATCAGTCAAATTGATACTTTACGTAGGAGGATACGCATCATCGGGTAGGTAGGTGAAGTATCGGGCATCTACCAACGTCGATTTAATCCGATTAGTCAGGTCGGCTTGACCAAGATGCAATACGCGCGTCGATTCACCTCGATTCTTTCGAGGCTCCAAGACGCCAAAAATGCCGCCGTCGTCAATATCTTGATTGCCAAGCCGGTAAAGTGGAATAGGCGAATCCATCGCCTGTTGAAAAGCCCCAACGGCAGCAAGAATATCATATTTGTTCTTACCCTCCTCGTAACGGCTGAAGAACAAAGCATTGGCATCCACAGCACATTCGTAGTATTTTACACTCAAGTCCCGTATAAACGGGCCTGTGATGCGAACTTCCACTCGATCTGTGGCTTCCATAAACTCGGTCGTTCTCTCATCCAATCCTTCGACCAAAACCGGTATATTGCACTTTTGAGCAACACTTGTGAAGTAGGTAGCCAATGAGGCGAAAACCCAGCGAGCCCAGTTGGGATTACTGTTATTCTCCATGGGATCTCCTATAAGTATTGCTGTCGGCAATCGACACCTTATCAATCGCTGAAAGGTGATAGAGGTCCATCCCTTCCGTGCGTCCGCGAATCTCCTTGCCGATCACCACCCAAGCCGTCCGACATTCATATTCCGTAAGCGTATCGATATCGTAGTGCTTACCGTCGTAGACAATCCAATCGTCTTTCTGCAAAGTAAAATCACGAACAACTTCTGGCGGAATGTCCCGACGTTCGATAATAAACGTTCTTTTACCAACGTCAAAACCGCCGCCCTGGACCATTTGCTTTTGTGCCGTGATAAGCGAAATGCTTTGTTTGGCCTCTCTCGTGACAACTCCTTGCAACACAACCGCCCGTCGAATGCGGATCGTCTTAATGGATGAACTTGTCACCCCTGTCTGAGGATCGCTCCAACTGTTCAACTTTCGTCGAATCAGAATCGGGCAACCAAACTGGCGCTTCATGGCATAGATAGCCGATCTGACGAACCAATTCAGAGTGTTGTTGTAAGGAGGTTTCATGATGCTTCCTCTCGCATCGGGCATTTATGCTTGAACGGACACTCGAAGCGAGAGTCGAGGGCTCTCTCCAGGCTCTCCATAACGGCTGTGCTCTGAGTTATCACTTCAGTACACCGTTCGACCAGTGGAAGAAGAACGTCACGTTGCTCACTTTCCAACTTGTCAATGCGTTTAACCATCCGAAGTTCTCGCATCCAATTCTGCCATAGCAGAAAAGCAGCCAGTATAACCAGCGGCCCGTACTGCTTTATAGCAGGCAAGATTGTGTAAATGAAATCCATGGCTACTCCTTTCAAAGGGTGCCCCGCCCGGCAATCCGGGCGGGGCATCTTAAACACGTCAAGTTGATAGTATATATATATATATATACTATCAACTTGTTTTAGCCCTGGAGCACGACGCAGAGGCGGTCGTCGAGAACCGCGACACCAGCGAGGATGTCGAGATTGACCACGGTGCCGCCAGCGGCGATCTGGTACTGCATGGAAACACGCATTGCCACGTCGTTGTAAACGCCGACGTGGGACAGCACGCCCATCGCATTATTCGGAATCGCCAGAGGCCGTGTGACCAACGCGATTGCATTCCGATGGAAGGCCAGGTTCAGGGCACCGGCCGGACCAGGGAAGCACAAAGCATTGGAAGCCACTGCCGCGTCAAGCGGACGATCCAGAATGACGGCCTGGATAATTTCCGTGTTGGAGGGCGGGTTTGCGTAGCCGACCTGATACGATTCAATGACCGTATAGGTCTGACGAGCCGAACCCGTGCCAAACGCGAGCAACTGACCGATCTGAGGAGCCGGAGAGTTTGCGTTGCACTGCACGTAAACTTCCTGCGCCCATTGATACGGATACGAAGTGAGGCCGGCAGCAGAAGTACCAGCCGGAGCACAAAGCTGCTCTGCACGGTACACAGTCAACTGAGCACCGGCAGCGGTGGAATACTTGTTGACCTCGTTGAGGGTGATGCTTGCGGTGTAATCACCAGCACCGTAAGGCCCGGACGCCCCAGTTGCGCCGGTTGCACCTGTCGCGTTCTCGGACGCCGTAACCCATGTCGGCTGATCATTGCCGCTAACCACGGCGAACTCACCCGGATTGACTCCCCAACCAGCGAGAGAGACGGCCTGAGCGCCGTTCGCGCCGGCAGCCAGAGCGTTGGTGACGGTGCCCGTCACGAAGTCGCCGTTGCCCGGCAACACGCTGTTCACGTTCTGGTCCATATAGGTGTCAAACCCGAGGATACGGCCGAGAGTAGCGCCTTCCAACGCCGAACCGAAGTCACCGCGCTTCTGGGCAGCGATGAACAGTTCGTTCTTCAACAGAGCGGTCTCGCTGATAGGAGCAAGAACCAAGTTCCTGCCATCCAGTGGGGCTTTGTTGACGTTCAGCGTCTCACGCGCGTCCAGCACGAAATCCTTGCTATTCATGGCCGACAGCTTGCCCAAAGCACCAACACGCCCAGTCGGGCCGCCGTTGGCGGTCGAAGGGGTGAGGAACTTGTGAACCTGACCAAGCACCGCGCGGTCCACCGAACGGGCAATAGTCATCATGCCGGGGCGCAGATAGATGTCCACCAAGTCTTGAAACGACTTGCTGGCCTCTCCATCCCGAATGGTGAAGCTGGTGTAAAACCACTGATTGAGGGGAACCTGCACATTGGTCGCGGTAGCGTCCTGGTTCTCCAGCGTGGAACCATCCACCTTCCTGCGAATCTGGAAGGTACCGGGCCGGCGTGTGTTGACCACATCGCCGAACTGCCGGATTTCATTCTCAAAGTCACGATGGACTAGGTTGGCGATGACCATGTTCTCTTGAAGAATGGCCAAGCCTTCGTTCATTCTTGTTACCGTTACTAAACGGGTCACGTCATTTCTGCGTAACTCTGCATGTTTCCATGCAGATCGGACTATATCATCATCAAGTAATCAAGACATATTTGAATGCGCCTCTCCTGTGCAGGCGTTTCGTTGCGAAGCGTACTATTACAGCCGTTGCACACGATGCCGCGAACAACATTACCAACATGGTGAATCTGTTTGTCATCATTAGGAAACGGAAGACCGCAGCAATCACATAATTCGGCACTATAGAGCCACCGAACCATTGACTCTGGCAGTTTGTACTTACGCATTACGTAATAGACAATTTGGCATTTCTTGCACCACCGTTTGCGAAAGCCGCAGCTTATACTAAATGCGTCTTTTGGCAATAATCGTCTACAACCAACACACTCAAATAATCCAGATACTTGCGTCTGGCATGTAGTCTCTGAGGGGTCACGAAGACTTCCCTGCGGATTGACCCTATTGAAGAGATTTTTACGTAAAGTTGGCTCAGTATCAGGCATTTTGATAAACTCAAGACAGCTTATGAGACGATGGGCATCAGCGCCCGTCTCCTGTCCGATCAGTTTATTGCAGTAATAGCATACCACCAGTGTTTTACTGCCGATATGATGAATATGCTGCAACAGCCTTCTCTCAAACCTATCATGACAAATTGAACAGTGTGTAGCAGCATAAAGTGCCTCGCACTTTTCAATCGTGATGCCGTATCTCCGTGCTTGATCCTTAATCTTCTTGCAGTGCTTACACAGACTGTATTGAAACCTTCCATTCTTGGAGAAGCCTCTATCAGTCCGCCCACAGCAACTACACGCACGGATGGCAAACATTACGTACTCTTCACCTAACAGGTGTTTCCCGCATATAGCCAGATTTACCGTATCAGTCACCCAATACGGGGCCTACGAATTCAAGCCCAAAGTTCCGGAATGAAAGCACTATTGTCGTTGTCAAAGCAAGCGACACGAGCGCGAATCACGTAATTGGGATTCATGTTAATCTCCTGTTTCAAAGTGAAAAAGACCTACATTGTAGTCTTTAGAATACTAACGGAACCCCTGAGACAAATTAAAGCGCGCGGCGTTTGTCGCGACGGAGACCAAGCAATTCAGGGTTCTTGGCTCTGATCTCCTGATACTGTTGAGGTGAAAGATTTTTCACATCAATTTTTCCGCCCGGACCCGACATAGGGCCGCCGGTAGCCGTATTTGAACCGATGCCGCCTACAACACCGGACTTAAAGAGATTGCCGTAATCATTAGGCAACTCCTTCATCCGTTTGACGGCCGATTCAGGCGTATGCAAAGTCACAACCGATTGACCCGTCGCGGGATCAATGTCGGGAAAATCGACTACAACTTTGAAATGGCCAGTGCCCTTTCCGGTCTTCTCATCCGTAATCTCGGTAATCCGTGTCCACGGACGAAGCTGCGTGACCATTTGGGACACCTTGAAAGCCTCACCGTTGACCGCCGCATCCTGCAAAGCCCGGTCAACCATGCTCTCTCGATAACGAGTCTCCCACCGATCCGCACGAGTCTTCTCGTCGGTCAACTTGATAGCATACTGCTCCTCAAGCTGCTTTCTCTCATGGGCCTGCTGTTGATCCTTCGTGCGAGACTCTTTCTGTACGTCTTCCAATCGTTGAGCCAGTTGCTCGCGCTCCTGCGCGGTCAGGTTCTTACTGGTCAACGTTTCTTCCAGGGTCTTCTGGATTGTTGATAACTGCGCCTGGTGCTTTGCCTCGGCTTTCCGACGTTCCTCCGCAACAAACTTGTTTACATCAATCTGTGAAAACTTTGTTTCGGCATTAGGATCAGGTGCCCCTGCGGCGACGGCTGCGGCTGCGGCCGCGGCCTTAGCGGCTGCTGCGGCATCTTCGCCTTCTCCATCATAGCAAGCCAGACGGACGCGCGAATTGCTCGAAAAATGAAATTTGAACATGAAATAGCTCCTAGCCCGCATAAGTTTAGATTAGTAAGCTGCGGTAACTTACCAACCAAGCCCCGGTTAAAGCGTACCGGGTAACGCTTACCGAACAACTCGGCGTTATGTTACGCGAGACATTTGAACCATCTGGCTATCTCGCAAGAACGGACGCAAGATATTCCATCCAAGCGACGACGGGCACATATTGATCAAATGCTCAATCGGTCCCATATTTCGTTCATAATGGGCTCGCACCTCACCATAGCCGTGACTCGTGACCTGAAGATTTTCAAGTTCCATCTCCGGGTCTTTCCCGTCCAATAGGCTGTAGGCTATCTCGTAGCAAGCCCGACGAATTTCCATCGGTACTTCGGTATCACTGCCGCGCGGAAATTCAAGTGGCTGTAACTCGCAAGCGGCTCGAATCTCTGCTTCTCTATCCCGCCATAGTTGATCCGACACGAAAACATCAGTCGGACTGTATTCATAAGGCAAGGTCTTTAGCAATTCCCACACCGTATGCCGGACGCCTTTGAAATCAAGAGCGTCAATGATTCGTGTGGCAGCCAACAGGGCTTTTGGCTTATCTTTCGGATCGGCTGCCGTCCAAGCAAATTCATGAAGCCGCATGGCGAAATACTGCTCGGCTTCCGCCATCGTGCCGTAATAAGTAAAGTCCATTGTGATGCCAGTATCAGCACTTTGTTCCGTCTCACCTGCAATACCAGTGACAGTGAAGACTGCGGCATCACCAGTTGTTAGTTCGACGATTGTTACAGAGCCATCTTCTATGCCGGTTGAAAGTGTGAATGTAGCCGTGATTCCGTTAATCACGTCGGCCGATCCCAATGTGGCAAGATTCGAGCCGGATGCAATTATAAATTGTGGTGATGTTATAAGCCACTGTGCGTTTGTATCAACTGCTGTTACAGTGACAATGTTGCCGGCCTGAGCAGTATTTGGCGTAATGCTTAGCATATCATCACCTCTTAGAAGACATAAGAGCCATAGTTACCGGCTGCGCCGCTACTACTAGTTGTCGGCGTGGGGAGTGTGTTATTACTGTTATTTGTAAATGTTGTAATTGAGCCTGTTGACCCATAGACAACCGAACCATAACTCGCTTCAATACCGTAAGACGTATTATTTTCAATCACCATACTTGATGATAGAGTAATATTCGAGCCATTTGTCGCACTAAGGCCGACTACACAAGTATTTATTGTGGAATTGGCAAGTGTAACACTGCTCCCATCGTTGATAGTGAGTCCATAAGAAGTGCAATAACTAACAACCGTAGTGGAAAGATAAGCATTGGAACCGCCCGTAAGAAAAATACCGTTCGACGATGATGATCCGGTTGCTCCAACTGTGGCACCGCTTAAATAAATACTTGACCCGTAATATCCTCTAATATTGGTGGTACTATTTAATACCGTGCATGTTGCATAGAGACTTGATTGGTTTTCAATGTAGATACCTGTCGCCGTGTTGTTTACTACATTAGAACTTAAAGCACCAGAAGATGCCGAACCTGTCGCACCAGCAGACCCCAAGATAACACTTGAATTAATCGAAGCACTGATACCAACAGAATTGTTTTGGTAAACAAATACAATGCCTGTGCAAGTTGAGTTCTCATAGACATTGATACCGGTATTGTTATTACCTACAGAAATTATATTCAGCACATAGCCAATCGAACCATAGCCAATGTAGACACCATACGTTGAACAACCATTCGCTACTGCCGAACTCAAAATGCCTATCGAGCCAAATTCTAAGCTAAAACCGTTAACACAACCACTGGCAATCGCACTCCCAGAGTTAAAAACCCCTCCATAATATGCCAAAACACCGTTTCCACCCCAAGTGATAAAACCAACATTGGCTCCAAGATTCACTTTACCACACGACAAACCTGTATAACTACCACTTGCCTGTCCTGGCTGTCCAGTCGGTCCCGTAGCTCCAGTCGGACCTGCGAGCACAATTTGTGCTAAAGAACCAAGATTATATTGTATACCACCATTGTATAAAACCAAGCCGTTGCAGCCAGAAAAACTGAGTACAGTTGGAACGAAGGTAACATTGACGTTACCCATAATTGTACCGGACGGCAAACTTGACGAATAAGTGTAAAGGATAATCGAAATGTTATTTCCAGAAACCTTCGTAATCGGGTGGCAGCCGTTAAGTAACCAGGGAGAGCTTGATGGTCCGTTCACACCGCCGTTCGGACCCGACGGGCCAGTAGCAGTTGTACTCGCTGGTGCCGTACCGCAGCCTGTAATCAAAGCACAGCCACAAGCTGCAAAACCAGAGGCTGAGGCAAGAGTGAGAGTACCAGTTGATGAACCGCTAGAAGCCGTTGAAAACGAACCTGAGATGCTGCTAAGTGTTGTTGTAGTAACAGTTGCCCCTTGAATAGCAATCTGACTTCCATTCGGATGGAAAATATTTACTGCACCAGTTATAGAATATACTCCAGCACCAATGTTGATCGTGACTGTGACGCCGGGTTCAATAGTATAACCATTCAAATAACTGATTGCATATCCAAGAGTTGCCCAAGCCCCAGAACTACCTGTTGATGTGCCGCTGTTTGAATCAGAACCATTTGTAGCAATATAGTAATTAGTATTTGATGAAATCACAGGAAGCCCAGGGCCTGTCGGACCTGTCGGGCCTGTTGCACCAACACCACCAACACCACCAACACCACCCGTTCCGCCTGCTGCCCCCGTATTACCTGCTAGCGAAAGA